CAAACACGACTCCGCCAAGCCGCGCCTGTCCCTCCTGAACCTCCCGTTTTTGGAGGAGGTCGCCCACGTCATGGACCATGGCGCGAAGAAGTACGGCCTTGACAACTACATGGGCGCCGACCCGGACCCCGTGAACAGGTTCGTCTCCGCCGCCATGCGGCATTTGTGGGCGTTCCTGGACGGGGAAGTGCTGGACCCGGATTCCGGCCTCCCGCACCTTGCCCACGCAGCCGCCAACGCCATGATTCTCCACCGCCGCCAAATGGCCGGCATCAACGTGCCCCAGGTGAACGAGGTCGGGGAACTTCTCGGCGAGCTGTATCAGCAACACATGCCTCAGTCGTCGACCGGAAAAGACTATGACGTCGACAAGTGACCCTTGCAGAAGCGGCCGATGTGTCCCGCAGAACCGGGCGTTGCCGCCATGGTTTAAGCGTGTCGACGATTCAAAGAAGGTCGAGCACCCGGAAGGCACAGTGTTCCTTGAGCCGAAAAGGGACCTCCAGCCGTCTCCCATGACGTACAAAAACCGGAAGGTGTACCGCATCCACTGGTCTCCCGTCGTCTTCGATAACCCTTCCAACTGTCCGTAAACGATGCCCACCTATAACACAGGCAACCACCTGAGTCTACGTCACTTTCTGCGCCGCACACCCGTCAGGGACCGTCCGTTTTGCGCCATTGTGCACCACCCGGAGGCGTCTGTCGTGGTGGAGGATCCCCGGCCTTGGGGGGACGACCCTACGTTGGCAAAAGTGGACGGGGCGTACTCGAACATGTGCGTCTTCGAGGACACTCCGTACGAAAGCATTCTCGGCCCCAACGCACAGCACCCGTAACCATGAGCTATCCTCGCAAGAACCATGCCGCCGACAAGTGATCTCTGCGAAGACCGCCCCAGCCGCATGGCGGTCAAACTTGAGGGTCCGCCCGGATTTGTCAGGGTCGCGCCTGTCCGTACGGTCAACCACCCGGAGGGCACCGTCTACCTGACGCCAACCCTGACGCTACTCTCTTCGACGGTATCCATGAGGACTGTCAGAGTAAAGTACCCGAAGGTGGCGTTCGACAATCCTTCCAACTGCCCGTAACCATGAGCGACCCCATTGCCGACATCCGGTACTACGCCCACCAACCGCTGGACGCTTTTCTGCATGCGTCAGCCGGAGACCCCGTCCGGGCTATCGCAGACGCAATGTGCGAGATCCAGGGAGACAAGTCTCCTGGGTGGATGAACGAGAAAGAACGACGCAGGCTGAAGAACGCCGCCCGTTTGCTGTATGAAGAGGTACGTGCGGCAGGATTGGATTTCGCGGATAGGGTTGTTCGCCGCGAACTGGTGGACGACGAAACGTCGACATTCCGAAGCGTAAAAGCGGGCGAAGTCTACCCGAAGCTGAGCCGAACGGGGTCCATTTTCCCGATGCGGCTTCCTCCCTGGCAGCCGTACAGGTAGACAGCGTCCGTATATTTGCGTTTTCCGCACCAGCGGACTCGCCGTATGTCAAACAAAAAGGAATGCAAGGTGTGGGTGGCCAGAACCCCCACATACAGAAGCTGGAAGAAAGTGCCGTGCGACAAAGTGCTTCCGACGGACGAACTCGTGTCCGACGAAGACCTGCTCCCCGCGCGTACCCGGTCGCTTTCAGAAGCGTTAAACCTGCCGGGCAAGATCGTTTCAGGCTTGTATCATGCGGCTGCGCAAGGTCTCGGACTTGAGAGTTCGGAGCTTGCGCAAAGCCGTTTGAGGATATGCCAGACCTGCGAGCTGTTCACCGGAACGAACTGCTACCGGGGCGAGGACAAGAGGATCGCCCACGTCGAGACGGGCGAGATGGTGCTGGGCTGCGGCTGCGCGCTGGCCCTGAAGCTGGCGATACCCGACCTTAAACCGGAGGACGCCTGTCCCGCAGGAAAATGGAAGTAACGCCGAACTTCACCGAGTTCAACCGGTTCGGCAGGGAGTGGCAGGCGGGGAGGTACGCGAAGCTGCACAGGAACACGGAGGAGTACAGGCAGCTGTGGCAGGAACAGTTGGACCGGTGCGTGAACGGGTATTCGGTGGCCGGGTGGCACATAAGCGGCCAGCTGTACTTCTACATCAACTTCGGTACGATGAACCGCATCGACGAGGAGAAGGGCGGCAAAAGCTACGGCCTGCCGGAGTTCAGGGAAATCGACTGCCACTACGACCGGTGCCTGATGCAGGCGAAAAAGGAGCGGAAGCACCTGGTGTACGTGACCGGCCGCCGGGGAGGGAAAACGTCGAGGACCAGCTCGGACGCGGTGCACTCGACGGCGATTATGCGGCAGAAGAGCTTTGTGGCCTGCCAGGACGTGAAGAAAAGGGACAACTGGATGAAGATGTTCCAGAAGCACATGGCGGGCCTCAAAGGCACGGAGTTTTTCGTCCACGCGGACCAAAACACGTACGACAGGTGCATTCTGGGATGGGGGCGGCGCGACCCGTCCACCAACGTGATGACGACGACCCCGTGGGGAGGGGAAATGGTGGGGATCGTCATCGGCGACGACCCGCTGGCGGCGGCCGGTTTGACGGCCACGGAGTGCTGGATCGACGAGGGCGGCCTGATTCCCCACCTGCTCCCGTTCCTGGACTTCTCGATGCCGTGCGTCCAGGATTCCGGCGTCAACTTCGGCACGATGGTGGTCGTCGGTACGGCTGGCGACATGGAAAAGGGGTCAATCGGCCTCTCCATTCTGTTCGAGAACCCGGATGCGTACGACTTCCTGGCGTTCGAGGACCCCGACGACCCTCAGAAGTCCACCGGGTTCTTCGCCCCCTCATACCTCGGCTTTACGGAACTGGCCGACGAAAACGGCAAAATCGACCGGGAAGAGGGTCTCAGACGGATTCTGGCCCGACGCAAGAAGCTGGAGAAGTCGGGGGACAAGGAGAAGCTCGCCCGCGAGAAGTCCCAGTACCCGATCACCTGGAAAGAGGCGTTCACCCGCACTTCCGCCACGTACTTCGACATCGTCCTGATCCAGGAGCAGCTCGACCGGCTGTCGTCGTCCGCCGTCAAACCCGGAATCCGGGGCGAAATGCACTTCCGTGACGGCCAACCCGCCTTTTTCGTGGACAAAACGCTGAAGGAGGTGCCGTTTCCGGTGCGCCCGTCCGCCGACAACCGGGGATGCGTGACGATCTGGGAGCACCCGATGACGTTCGCGGACCTGGACCTGGACATGGACTTCGGCCAGGTGTCCACCCAGGTGCCGCCCGGCATGTACATCGCCGGAATAGACCCCTACGCGGTAGACAAGACGGTTACGTCCCCATCGGTCGGCTCCTGCTTCATCTACAAGCGTCTGGTGGCCAACGCCAACCTGACCCATGACCTCATTGTCGCGGAGTACACGGGCCGCCCCGACTCCGCCGACGACTTTTACGAGCAGGTCAGGCGTCTTCTGATCTACTACAACGCCAAAGGACTGCACGAAAGCAACGTATCCGGCTGCAAACAGTACTTCGAGCGAACCCGGAGCCTCAACTACCTGTCGAAAACGCCCGGCATCGTCAAGGAGGTGGTGCCCAACTCCCAAGTGGTGAACTCCTACGGCCTCCCCATGAGCCAGAAGATGCGCCACCACGGCGTCAACCTGATCGCGTCCTGGATGAAGGAGCCTCGCGGGGAGGGCCTGTGCAACGCGCACTTCATCTACTCGAAAGGGCTGCTGGAGGAGATGGCCAACTTCGACCTGGACCACAACTACGACCGCGTGGACGCCTTCGCGATCACCCTCATCAAGGATTCCGACCTTTTCCGCTTAAATTTGCGGAACCAGCTCGAGCGGCGCCACGGACGGAGTTCTTGGGCGGGCATGCACGCCAGGATGGGCATCTGACATGAAGCAGGACACCTACGCTCACGGGGGCAACCCGTCCATTCTCCTGTCCCCAGGTCAGGCAAAGGCCCGTTTCGGGTCGCTGGACGAGTGGGCGATCCGATGGATGGACCACCTGGACAGGTACTTCTCGTCCAACTACCGGGACTCCACGCTTCGGGGCAAGATGGACATGGCGGAGAACGTCCGCCTCGGCAGGTACGCCGAATCCGACCCGACGGAGTTCATCCAGTGGTTCCAGTACGCGGCCGACCTGAACGCGGACGAAATCCTCAGGGCGAACGGGGCGGAGCTTCCGTCCGCCCCCACGGCGCAGGGGCCTGCGGAGTCGGCCAAAAAGTCGCCGAACTTCCCGATCAACCTCCACCACTACGACCAGGTCACGCCCAAGAAGTGGCTTCTGCTGGGCGAGGCCGCCGGCCGCCCCTTCAACTACACGGTCGTCAACCGTTCCGCCACCGCCAACAAGCGCCATTCCCAGCAAAAGACGGAGGTCGTCCGCCAGCTGCTGATGCGGGAGCTGATGGTGAAGGGTCTGGGCACTCCGCCGGAACAGGCCCTCCAGCCCCAGGCCCCGGACGGGACGGTGCTGGAGTCCGCGCAGGCTCTGGACGAGTGGTTCTCGACGTCCTACACGGACTTCAACGAAAGGTGCGCTTCGGACATGCTCAAGTTCCTGGAGTACGATCTGCACCTGGCCGACGTCTTCCAGGACGGCATGTCCTGGTACCTGGACACCGGGGTTGAGATATACCACGTCTCCCGTGCGGAGTCGAACCTGTCCGTTCGGGCGGTCAATCCGCTCATGGTGGACTTCGACCTGAACGAGGACGACAGGTTTCTGGACGAGACGTCCGCCGTCCGGGAGATCCGCTACATGAACCTGTCCCAGGTCATGGAGGAGTTCTGGCCCTACCTGACGAAGGAGGACATCCAGAAGATCGAGCAGGGCGAGGCCGGGAGGTGGGTGTTCGACGATCCCGCCTGGTCCTTCCACAACCGCCTGTACGCCCTGGACGGCGTCTTCGGGGTGCAGGTGGCCATGTACGAGTGGACGGTCGTCACCAAGATCGGTCTGCTGTCCTACACGGACGAGAACGGAGTCCGCCGTGCGGACGTGGTGGACGAGGAGTACGAATCCGCGTCTGGCGAAGAGGTCGAGTGGAAGTACGTGCCCGTCCGCTGGGCCGCCACTCGCATCGGGAGGGACATCGTGCTGAACGCCGCCCCCGTCGAGGACCAGATGTACAGCCTGTCTTCCCTCGGAAAGACGACCTCCAGGTACGTCGGCGTCCGGGACCCCCTTTCCTTCGTCGGGAAGATCAAGCCGTTCCAGTTCCTGTACAACATTTTCGCCAACCAGCTGAACCTGGAGGTCGTCCGGTCCAAGGGCAAGGTGCTGACGATCGACCAGGCCCAGATACCGACGACCGGAGGATGGACGCCGGAGAGGTGGATCACCATGCTGTCCACGGTCGGCATTGCGGTGACGGACTCTTCCCAGGCCGTTTTGGACGGCACGCCGGTGGGCACGCCCATCCAGTCCATGGACATGACGCTGGGCAACACGATCCAGTACTATCTGGCGGCGATGCAGTTCTGCGCCCAGAAGATCGACGACGTGACCGGCATCACGCCCCAACGCCAGGGGAGCATCCAGACGCACGAAACGGCTTCCGGCGTGGAGCGTTCCGTCCGCCAGTCGTCCGCGATCACGGAACCGATCTTTTCCGCGCACTCGTCCGTGATGAGGCGGACGGTGCAGACCCTTCTCAATACGGCCAAGCACGCCTTCTCCGTGGGCGACCGCCGCCAAATGGTGCTGGACGACGCCACGCGCATCGCGTTCGAGGTTCTGGACCAATCCTTCAAGTACGAGGACCTCGGCGTGTACGCCACCAACTCGACGACGGACGCGGCCAACCTCCAGCTTCTCAAGCAGGCCGCCCAGCAGATGTTCGGCGCCGAGAAGATGGACTTTCTGGACCTCGCCCGCGTCACGCGCTCCCAGTCCGTCACGGAAATCGTGGCCATCGCGGAGGAGGCGAACAAACGCCGCCAGCAGGAGATGCAGCAGCAGATCCAGATGCAGTCCCAGGCCAACATGCAGGAGATGCAGATGGAGAAGCAGTTCGACCTCAAAAAAACGCAGATGGAGATCGCCGGCCGCGAGACGGTCGCCAGGATCGGCGCCTTCAAAGACATCGCACGCAGCCGCCTGGACGCCCAGATCGACCAGGACGGGGACGGATCGGTCGACATCGCCGAAAAGGAGCTCCAAATGGAAGAGCGGAAACTCGAACAGACGGACAAAAAACTCGCGCTTGAAGAGCGCAAAACGGCGGTCGAAGAGCAGACGGCCGGATCGGAGCAGCAACCAACCCCCCAACCGCAATGACAGAAGAGGCAGCAACCCCACCGGAACAGACCCAGCCCGACACGGAGCAGATCCAGCCAGGTCTCCCCAGCGTCATGGACCTCCTGACGAGGGAAGAGAACCCGGAAACCACCGACGACAGGCCGGAGCCGCAGGAGGACGAGTTCCACGAACCCATCGTCAAGGACGACGACCCCGCCCCCGCCCAACCCGCCGCCGCCGAGGAAAACGTCGGCGCCGACATGCTCGACTATCTCGCGAGCGCGGTCGGCATGGATTTGACGGACGCCCATCGGGAGCACTTCCTGGCCAACTACGAGAACACCCCGAAGGGCGCGTTGGACTACCACGCCGACCTAACCCGCCAGGTGATCGAGACGGAGGCCGCCCGTTTGGCGGAGGAAAGGTTGTCCGCGCACCCCGCACTGAAAGAATTGTCGGAATTTATCGACAAAGGAGGGAACCCAATCGAGTTCTTTCGTAGTTTTGCGAACGAATGGGACCTGTCGCAAGTTGATCTCGCGAACAAGGGACATCAAGAATGGCTTGTCCGCCAGTACAGGGGATCGGGTGATCGACCCTTGTCGCAGTCCAAACTGGACGTTTACATGGCGAATTTGAAGCCGGAGGATTTGGCGGAAGAGGCGAAGGAAGCGCTGGCCACTCTGGAGAAAGTCCAGGCGGCCAAGTTTGAGGAAGCGAAAAGGCGCCAAGCCCAGGCCGCCCACCAGCGGATTTCCGAATTTCAGCAGGAGCTTTCGAAGACGGCCGCCGTCGTGACGGCCGCCAAAAGCCAGGACGACTGGGGTTTCCTCCCGCCGCCCGAACGCGCTCAGAAATTCGCGGCCTACTTCTCCGAAGTCGGATCCGACGGCAGAACGGCATTCCAGCGGGACTGGCAGACCAACCCCAAACTCCAGCTTCAGCTCGGCTATTTGGCGTTCGAGAAGGTCACTGACGCGGAATCCCTTTCCAACTTCGCCAAAGGACAAGTCATCAACTCCATGAAGAACGTACTGTCAGGTACGCCGCAGACGAAGGCAGCCGGGAAAGGCAAAGCCGGATCGGCCCCCGCCAAACAACCGCCCCAGCCCGAAAGCAGCGACATCCCGAACCTGGCCTTCCGTTCGTTCAAAAACCAGTTCAAACTCTCCTAACCGCCTCCGGTCCGAAAGGGTCGGTAGGCTCACCACCAACCGACCCTTATGTTAGGATTTTCCCCCAACGTCCTGACCCGCCAGACCTGGCGCGACGGCACCTACACGGACCAAAACCACCTGGCCAACTTCTTCGGCCAGACCAACTCCACGGCCATGCCCATGGCGTGGTACATGGCCACGCAGAACAACAACATGGCTCGGCGCTACACGCTGATCCAGGACCTTCTGCGGCGCAAGTCCCTCGTCGACGCCCTTCGCGGCCGCAAGACGAGTTCGGCGGCCCCGGAAAAAGTACTGTCAGGCGCCAAGGCGGTGGGTACGCCGCGCTACCACTGGAGCGTGTACGGAGACCCGTTCCGCACGCTGAACGTCATGGCCGTTCCGACGCCCGCCGACAACGTGGGCCGGAACTTCCAGCCGTTCATCCTCCCCCTGGACATGCGGTACTTCCACGAGGGCTGCATGATCCGGTTCGAGTCCGGCATGCAGGCCCGCGTGACCCGTCCCCCGGAGCAGCGCGGTTCCCTGTGGTGCTACACCTGCGTTCTGGACGGCAACGACCCGGAAGCATTCCTCCCCCCGACGGACTACGCCTACAACGCCCGCGTTTCGGTGTGGGGCACCTCGTTTGAGGAGGCATCCGAAGGCGGCGGCAGCTTCGGCGCCACGACCTACGCGATGTGGAACCAGATGGGCATCCACCGCACGCGGTCGGCCATCACGGGTTCCGCCATGCACACGGTCATGCAGGCCGACGTGGAGGTCATGGACCCCAACACGGGCAAAAAGCTGAAGGACAAGGTCTGGATGACCGAGCGGGAGTACTGGCAGATGCTGTGGCACCACATCGGCGTCGAAGGTATGCTGCTGCACTCCAAGTGGAACGTTCTTCCCGACGGCACGATCCCCCACACGGGCACCAACGGGAACCCCGTGTACATGTTCTCGGGCATTGAGCAGCAGATGCGCGGCGTCCACTACAAGCAGAGTTCCACGCTCCGCGAAACGGACTTCTTCGACCTCTGCCTCCGCCTCCAGGACAACTCCCGCACGGACGAGGTGCAGAACATCGTCATCGTGACCGGCAACGGCGGCTTCAAAATGTTCCAGCAGATGCTGGAGGCGAAGACGTCCAGCCTGTCCATGATTACGTCCGACCTGTTCGTGAAGCGTGTCGAGGGCGCGGAGCTGATGTACGGCTCCTACTTCACCCACTATCAGGGCCCCGGGTTCACGTTCACCATCGTGAACCACCCGATGCTCAACAACAAGGCGCTGTACCCCGGCACGTCCTCCGATGGCTGGACTCTCCAGTCCTACCGGATGTACATGTTCGACCTGTCGAGCTACGAGGGCATGCCGTCCATCCAGCTTGTTACCCGTGGTTTCGACGGCCGCGACCGTGGCTACGTCCAGTGGTACACGGCCGGCTCCCACACCCCCACCGCAATCACCAACGAGGCTTCCGCCCGCGAGAAGATGCTCCGTTCCCACGGCCGGGACACCTGCGAATGCTACTCCCTCTCGGAGTTCGGCGTCCAGCTGGCCCGCCCCGAAACTTGCGCCATCTGGGACCTCGTCCCCCGTGGAGCCGAACGCTTCCTCCTGTAACACAATCGAGTCATGGCAGCATCCACCAGAACCAGAACCTCTCCCGTACTGTCGCTCGACGAGACGCCGGACTTCACCGGCGTCCCGTTGACGACAGTCACCGCAAACGACGCCCCCCTGCTGACCGACACCAGCGTCGGCCGTGCGGCCGGCGCGTTGAAGGACGTCAAAGACACGTCCGACCGCGCCACCGCCAAATGGCAGCCCCCGCTTCTCGCCCACCCTTCGTCCACGATCGAACTGAAGGTATGCGAGGTGGCCACCAACAGCCTGGGCGCCGCCGTCTACCCGGGTTCCGTGAACGAGCTGTTGCAGCTCGGCTTCCCCGGCCAGTGGTACGTGACGCCTGTGGACACCGGCCGGGCGGACCGGAACGGAAAACCGATCCGGCGCTTTATGACGCCGGAGGAGTTTCTCCAGGAGTACCCCGAACATCTTGGCCCCTACCTCGTAGAGTCCTCCATGCTGGGCGACAAGATCGTCTACAAGTGGAACGACGAGCGGATGGCCGACATGAAGCTGGTCATTCCGTCCAACGGCATGACCCTTCGGATGGACGACGAGACGCACCGCTACTGGGCCTCCATCCTGCACTTCTACGCCGGCACGGTCAACACCAACGGCTCGAAGACGGGCGCCAGCTTCTACGCCTACATCTCCGACCGCGAGGACGCGAAGAAAGCGGAGGCGTTCAAAGCGACCGCCCAGCTGTGGGCGAAGCTCCAGACCCTTACGCCGTCCTTCATCAAGAAGTACGCCGTCTACAAGGGGTTGGACCGCCACAGGATGTCCAATTCCACGGCGAACGACTTCGTGTACCGCTACGCCCACGACAGCCCGACCGAGGTGCTCAAGGAGCTGAACGACCAGGTCAACACCGAGCGCCTCATGCTCGTCACCCTCGGCGAGAAGATGGGTCTGGTGGTGAACACGGCTAGGGGCTTCGTGTACGAGGGCGAGACCCTGGGCAACACGGCACAGGCCGCTGCGGACGCCCTTTGGCGCCCGCACAACGCCAACCTTCGCGCAAAACTGGTCGACGACGTCGAAAAACTCGGTATGTGGGAACGGGGGTAAGCCGTGACGATCTACGAACTTTTCCTCCAGTTCCGCGAGGTTCTCGACAAGCAGACCTCGAACAACTCCCCCGAGGTGGGGGAGGCGTACATCGAGCTGGCGTTCAACAGAGCGATCGAAAAGTTCGTCAAGGAGCGTTACGGGGACGCCAACCGCCCCAGATCGGCCTTTGAGGGCACGCAGAAGCGGATGGACGACCTGAGCAACCTCGTTCAGGAAGCCCAGATACCCCCCTTCGGCCCCTACAACTACAACTTCAAGGGGGTGTCTTCGACCCTGTTCCCCATTCCGGCGGACTACTGGATCGCCGTGAAGGAGTACCTGATCGGAGACCTTCCGCCTTGCCCCGCAAACCGAATCGAACTCGTCTGCGGCGTTCCGACGGTCGTACCGAACCCCCCGGTTCGAGGCCCCCTTCGGCTCTTCGTCCGCACCCACGACCAGATTCACGAGCTGCTGGAGGACCCCTTCAACGTACCCCGCCTGGAGGAGGCGCACAGGCTTCTGATGGACGGAGACAGTTTGACGGGGTCCGACGCGCCGGGCAACAATTTCGCGGTCGTCTACCACGACGCACAAGTCAGCCTCGTCGAGTACAGGCTGACCTACATCAAAGAACCGAAGTGGCTCCGCCACGGGACGAACTGGCAGCTGACGAACCCGACCGCCCCGCTGTTCTGGCAGAACACGGAATTTTGGTTCAACTCCGAGACCCACATGGAACTCGTTCGCATGGCGGTGGCGGAGGTGCTCAACATTCACGAGAACCCACGCGAGCAGCTTTATTTGGCCCAACAACTCTCCACCCAAGATTAACCACTCGCCATGTACGAGACATCTTCCAAAGTTTTTGTCGGCTCCAGCTTCCGTGGCGGAGCGGGCGTCGGCGTGTACTTCTCCGGTGACGTCATCAGCACGGGCGTCTTCACAGGAACGGCCCCCCCGCCCGCCAACAACGCCGGCGGTCATTTGTACGGCGGGAACGCCCTCAGTTCGCTGAATAGCGCTCCGGCCACCGCCCACCCCGGCGGTCTGTTGGGCCAAGTCACTATCCTGGACGGGGTTCTGCCCCTCGGCATCACGTTCGACCCGGCAGACCCGTCCACGATCCCGCAGGCGATCCGTTTTGCCCAGCATAACCCCGGCCAGGGGTTCGAAGCTTCCGACGTCATCCGCCGCCGCCAGATCAAGAACTACACCTACACCCCCGCCCAAGACCATCTTCCAATGGCGTGGATGTTCGACGTGGCGGCCCTGACCCCTTTCTCCACGCTTTCGCAACCCGGCACCCTGACGGTGGGCGACACGCTGTCCGTCCGGTTTACGCAGTTCGGTTCCCCCCACTACCCCGACTTTCCGTTCCTCGGTACGGAAGTGATAGTGCAGGAGGACCTGAGCACGGGCCCTGGCGTCAGCTCCTACGTATTCCGTGTGGCGCAGGCCACGGAGGCCCTCTTGGCGGGAGTCCCGGCCCGCAACCGTTTCTACCACGTGTACGTGAAGGAGACGGGAGCCAGCCCTCTGGTCGACATCAACACCGCAGCCGCCGCCATCGCCGCCAACCCGGCCGCCCAGACCTACGTCGAGGTGGTGTTTGTCGCCGGCCAGGAAAACCGCCTCTGGCACGACCTGTTCCAGAACCTGTCGCAAAATTTCCGCCCGTTCGCCGTCCATGTGACGCCGTCCGTGACGCTGGAGGAAACGGACCTGTGGACCATTGCCGTCGCCCCCGAGTTCCAACCGTTCTTCCGTGGCCGCGCCGACATCGGCGGCAGCTCGCCGATTTGGAACGGCAACACCTATGACGTCTCCGCCGGCACCACCGTCTTCACGGCAGATTCGCCAACCACCTCCGCCCAGATCGGTACCGGTCTGATCCGTCAGGTGTACGACTCCGTGCAGGAGTACCATGAAGGACGCCGCGCCGCCAACCACCGCCACTTCGTGTACGCTCCGCAGCCGCACCTGCCGCACTTCGAGTACAACGTCAACTTGACGAACACGTACCTGACCGGCATATTCGACTGTCACGTCATCGAGTACTTCGAGACGCACTTCTCCGCCGGTTTCTCGCCATCCACGACGGATTTCGGAAAGCGTCTGGTCCTCTGGGTCGACAACCGCGCCCAGACGACCGTCGCCGCCGGCGTCGGAACCGCCGCCGCCCTCGAAGTCGGCCCGGACAACGTGACCGCACCGTCCGCCAACGACTTCATCCGCCAGCTCATTCAGGCGATGCGCTGATTCTAAAGGTCTCGATTTCGATACCTTTACCCGTTCTTACCTCGCTGCCTTCGCTCCCAGGGGGATCGCTTTCGGGCGGTTCCCCGATTTTTTCGTCTGACGAACGTGTATACGATCCGCTTCATACCGACTGCCTGTACCGGCGCCCTCCCCGCCGGAGAACTGACGGTGACTCCGTTGGGCCAACCTCCCGTGACGCTCGCACCGGGCGTTTACGAGTACCAGGTCGACCTCCAGTCCCTATCGGTAGAGGAGTTGTCGCACACGTTCCGTCTTCGGATTCCAGGTTATGCGAACTGGACCGCCACGGTTCTTCTCCCGGACACCCTCCACCAGTTTTGGGCAGACCCTCCTCCCGGAACACCCCCTCCGACCGTATTCGAGGTACCGATCCTTTTTCAAGAGGCAGGCGTCCCATGCGAGGCGTTTCCGCCCGATCCATGCTTTGTCTGGCTTCAGGCACAGTGCTCTTCCACGCTGTCGTTCTTTCCCGGTTTTGCCGTCGAGGGGGGTACAATCACGTGGACGTTCGGTGACGGTACGACCCGCCGATCCCCCGGCGGCCTGTCCCATACGTACAGACGCGCGGGCCGGTTTGACGTGACCGTAACGGTCGAAACGTGCGACTGGACGGAAGAAGAATACTGCTGCTACGACGGGGCATATGAAAGGCTGGTCTGCGATACGCTGTTTTTCTGCGACCAGCAGGTCGAGGTGACGTCCTTCTACCCGGAGGCCCTCTTCGCCATTGACTGCACGAACCCGAACGCGACCAACCAAATCCGCCGCCAAGCCGACTGCATCCAGGGATGCTACGGCTGCGATTGCGAAGACGCGGCGTTTTGCCGCTGCGTGGCCGTCGGACAGCCCGTCCGGTTTGTTCCGATCATCGACCTCAACATCAACCACTGCCTGTTTGAGGGCGCGACCCCCCTCGAACCGGAAGAGGAGCTGACGGCCCGCGTCAGGTGGTTCGTCAACGACGAACTGATCCTGGAAGTGACGGACATCGCCCAAATGGGCGAACCTTTCGTTCGCGAATTTGACCGGGAGGGCCGCTACCGCATCCGAATCGAGGTGTGCAACTGCTGCGGCTGCTGCGAGTTCGAGGAAACGATCTCCGTAGGCCCCTCTTTGTTCCTGCAAAGGACGGGCTGCCACACGATGTCCATCGTGGACTGGACGAACTACGCACCGACCGACCGCCAGCGCGTCACCATCACCACTTTGGACGGCAAAACCGTCGCTCAGTACCTCCTTCCCTCCAATCCGACCGTCCCGGCCGTCATTTCGGTCTCCAGGGACGGCGTTTACATCGTCTCCGTCGAGCTGATCGACCCTTTCGGCGTCGTTCTGCGCTCCAGGCGCTTCGTTTGGTACGAGTTCTGCCATCTGTTGGACTGTTACCACGAACTGGTGCGGAAAGCGGCCTGTACGGACTGCAAATGCGACGATCCGGTCGAGGAAGCGGAGACGCAGAAGAAAATTGACCGTTTTTTGATGCTTGCCGGCGCGTTTTTCGCGTCCATCGACGTCCAATTCGGCAACACCTACGGTCTGCTGTACTACGAGGAGCGCTTTTTGGGCGTTCTTCGGGATCACCGGGCGCTGTTGGACGCCCTTTTGGACGTCTGCGGCCGATGCGGCGTCAAAGTGAACGTCGGCGAGTACAAGGCGAACTGCAATTCGTGTAGAAGCTGATGCCCTGCACTCCGATCCGCGCCCGTTTGTCCGGTTTTCGTCTCGAAAAGACGCAAACCCAACCTCCGTGCTTCGGTATGAGCGAGGAGGTGCTGTTCACGGAGTACGACGAACAGCCGGACGGCATATACGTGACCGCCACCGGTCTCCAGTACGAAGCCTGCTGCGCCCCCGCAACGGTGGAGCTGGTTTCTTTCGTACTGGAGCGGTCTTTTGGGTGGCTCGACGGCAACCCCGTGGCGACCGTGACGCAGCCCGTAACGGTACCGCCCACCATCCAGATCGAACTTTTCCTGCCGACCCCGGACAACCCCCGTCTCCCCACCGGAAACATTCTGGTTGGACGGATGACGCTTCGGTTCGCCTGCGGGGAAGAGGAAACCCTCGTGTCCTTTGACGTCTACATCCAGTTCCCATGACCCCCTTCGACCCCGACGTTCCAGAGACAGTCTGCCTTGGCGCGGAGGTCCGCCTGTCGTGCTTTGACCAAGTCTGGGCGCGTGCGGAGATCGTCGGTCTTGGCCACGAGGTGACGCTGGACACGCTCGGTCAGGCCATTGCGGACGCCGTAACGGCCACCGGTCAGGCGACGGGCACGTGGAACGCAGGCACTCAGGAAGTGGAGTTCGCGTTTTCGGACGCTTTCTTCGAGCAGATCGCCTGCTGCACGTTTACCGTCTCCATTTCCCACTACGTGGGGTCGAGGCTGGGCAACTGCCCGGAGGATGCGGTACCGGAGGAGAACCTGGAGTTCGACGTTTCCGTAGACTACCCCATTGGGAACGTCGTAGTCGACTGTTGCCCGCCGGAGGAGTGCGTCGAGGACCTGACGCTCGTCATCAGCATGGCCGACGGCCTTCCCCACGGCCTCGGTTTCGGTATCACAAGCTCCTTCTTGGAGCAGGGTGAATTGTGCGGCCGCATCATACCCGGTACGAACCTGTACGACGAAGGGTTCCCGTCTGCGGAAGCATACCTGTCCGTTTGGGCGGAACGCCAAGGCATCCCGGAAGCGTACCGCCCCGCCTATACGGTGGTGGGCGACAGACTGACGGTGGACGGGAACCTGCTGTATGACCTGATCCTTGCGGAGGAGGGCCAGGAGGCTGCCGACAGAATGCGGCTGGAGTTCTGCACCGGTCTTTGTCTGGAGTACTACTACGCGGAAGGAGCAGAAACGCCCTCCATAAAATGCTGGCGAGGGCTTGTGCGGATCATCCGCCGCCCCGTCTGCTGCTGGGAAAACGAGGGACCCATCCCGGTGGACCCGGAACCCGGCTGCTGCTGGGAACCGTCCTGGCTCTACCAGCAACGCCACCGGATGTTCACCTGGCTCAACGCCAGAACCGTTCGATCCGTACTGGAAACGTGGAAAAGGATCGGGTACGGGATGGGCGACGAGATGGAGAAAAACGTCCGCACCGCCAAGGAGCTGCATCGTCTTGCGTTGTATCTTTACAGCGTACTTTACCGCATCCAATGCTATGGAGGCACGTGGTGCGACTACGTGACCCGCGAGGAAATCAGATGCTGGCTTGACCGTTTTTTCTGCCTGGGCGTAGACGTCCGGTGCCTTTTTCAGATGACAGGTATAGGAGACTTCGTCGACTGCTGCGATCCGCCACTGTTGGATCCGCTGTGCCCGTGCATCGACGACGTACCGGACAACCTACCGACGGAGTCGTTCGTCTTCGACATCAACGACGGGGACCAGGGCGTCAACCTGTCCGCCCCCATCGAGTACCTGTGCTGCGACGGTTCTACGGAAGCCTGCATCACCAACGTACAAGCCCCCTCTCCGGCGGTCATCGGCGTCCGACTGGACGTGACCCAGTGGTGCCAGGCGAACGGGTACTCCTTTGACCTCGACTTCAACTCGACGACCGCCGTGGCCGGGCAGTCCGGCGATTACGTCGTCACCTGGCTGATTTGCGGTCGCGAGGTACGCAAGATCGTGCGCGTCCGTGTGGTGGACACCTGCCGAAACAGGTTCCCCAACTCCCTGCCGATCATCTACAAGACGTTCGACAAGAACATCTCCGTACCGTTTGACGAGTACGACGCGACGGTCGACATCGAGAACTTCGAATGCTGCGGGGCCGACGGCGAAACGGTGGAAATCCTGTCCATCATCCCCCCTTCCGTCGGCGCCGGACTTGGTGTCCAGTACGAATACCCAAGCCCAGGGGACGTCATCAACGGCACGTCCGTCGGTTTCAACTTCATCTTCCACCCGACGGACGCCACGGCCGGCGCAAGGGGCGACTTCAAGGTTCGCATGCGTTTGTGCGGAGAACGGGAAATCGAGCAGATATTCCGTTTTGACGTCGTGGACACGTGCGTTCCGACCGACCTGCAAGACCCCGAAATAACGCCCGTCACCCTGACGGAGGGCGACAGCGGTCAGTTGTTCACGGCGGAGATTCCGCTGACGGACGTCAACTGCTGCACGGGCGGGAACGACATTGTGACGGTGGTCAACGTGGTGCCGCCCATCGAACGCATCTCCGGCATCCGCGTCCTGTCCCCCACGACAGGCCAAACCTACGTGGCGCCAAGCGGGATCATTCGCGTGGAATGGCTGTTCGACATGGACATTGCCCCCGACTTCACGCCGGGATCCTACACCATAACGGTTCAGGTCCGATCCTGCGGCGGCCGCATCGTCAACATTCCGATCCGCATGGACATTGCATTGACCACCCCTTGCGGCGACATTGTGCAGGGAGGCTTCGGCAACTCTTCGGAGACGTATTCTACGGGAGGTGCGGGTCGGATCGTGTTGGCTTACGATACGTTCACGCAAGCCGACCCGGTTCGGCTTGCTTACGGTGAACCGCCCTCGGAGACGACGATTGCACAGACGACGGGCAATGTGGCGGGCGGCGGGTATTTGTCGGGCAATACGCCGGTCAACCGCGCCACCGTGGAACTGACCACCTCCAACTGGGTGTACAAACTGTTCTGTGTCGACACGATACCGGAGACGCCGGAGCAGGGTGTTTTCAACATCAACCCAGTTTACAAAAGGTACCAGTTCATTGAATCCGGTGTCGACACGGGTACTTACGCAGCATTCGATGCCGTCCTGCTTCAGACACCTCCCGCAGGGGGCAAACTACACGTCGCGTTCGAGGTGACGCTTAACCCCACCCCCGTGATGGACGACGCCTCGATGACCGGCGACGGCGGTATCGGGTACCGGATCAGTCTTCACGCCGTACCGGCTTCCGCTTCACTGGAGAATGTAATCGTGGACGGCTGTATTGCCCCGAACACATCCGCGAATCCCGGAGACACGTGTGCGGCCAACTACTCGAGTATGGTGCCGGGAAACCTAGGAGCCACCGCCACGGGAAGCTTGACGGCGATGGAGTCCGGTTACTTGGAGGTGGACGCCCCCGCCGGTTATGTGGGTTTGCTGATTGTGACGGCGTCCGACCGCCGGAACTCCGCCAACGTTGCCGTTTCCGGTGCTCTCCGCCCATCCCCACAGGCTTCCCCCGCGCCGTTGACGGCAACGTCGATTCCGTCCGGCGATACGCTCGCCTTCACCCCAACACATCTCCCATGACGACCCAGAAACTCGCCCTCCTCGCCCTGACGATCGGCTCGGTTGTCGCGTGGGCGTTCGCCAACAAACACGTGATGGGAAAACTTCCGCCGTGGCTGGCGTCCGCAAAGCTCAAAGTGGCCGCCACCTACGGTCCGTACATGAGCATCGTCATTCAGTTTATCGTCTCTTTTTACGACGAGAACATCCGGGTGCACCTTCCGATCATCTTCCCGCTGATCGGTCTCGTCTGTCTGGATACGTACCTGGGGTGGTCCAACGCGGCCCGGAAAGGCAAGGCGTCGTCAAGGAAGTTTGCCGCCGTCGCCCGAAAGGTGTCCGACTCGGTGGCGTTTCTCGTTGCCGTGTTTCTCGTCACAAAAGTGTCGCCATGGCTATTCTTTTTGAACTCAATGGCGGTCAGCGTTATCGCATTCCGGGAACTGTTGTCCATCTTGGAGAAACTGCGCGACAGAGGCTTCGCGATTCCGGCGTGGTTTGCGAAGCGCCTGGAGGAGGCGGCAGAGACCCAAGACCCGAAAACCAAACAACAAGACCCCCTTACGTGAAAAACCTTGCGCTGACCCTGCTTGCAGCCGCATTTCTGACGGCTTGCTGCACCACCCGCCCAGGCTCAGTAACTGCGGTCAGGACGGAAACCGTCACCGTCGAAAAGGAGAAAGTTCCGGCCGTGGACGTGACTTTGTGCGCGGACTCGTCGGACGCCGTCTCTCTGGCGGAAGTGCTGTTGTCCGACCCGGACACGTGCAGCGACAAGGAGACGCTTGTTCTGTTCGACGATTCCACCGGGTTGACAACCGTTCTGACCGCCCGTCCGGGCGGCTCCCTTGAGGCCCGCGTACGTCTGCCGGAGCGTCAGCGGGAAGTGACGACGACAAAGTCGAGCACCGATTCCACGGCCGTTGTTCCTCCAAGGGACCGCCCTCCGCCGGCAAACCCCCGCAAAAGGGGTTGGTGGGGTTTTCTCGCCGGACTCGTCCTCGGAGCCGTAGGCTACTGGGGCACTCGAAAGCTGCTGGTCACTTACATCCTATGACGTCACCCGATTTCATCGCCCACATCAGGACATCCATCGGCCGTTACCGGCCCTTGGATTTTTTCCGTTCCAGGTACCACGTCCTGGGGTACGAGTTCCGCCACGAAGCGTGGCGCCCGAACATCTTCGGCATCCGCAACCCGGATACGAACGTCGCCCAGGACTCCTTCAACGACACAATCGGGCTGATTATGGTGGACGACCAGTCGAACGTGACGTTCCGCCTGTGGGAGGCGACCACCGACCCCGGCTTGACCCATCTCCAAAAACCGACGTTCCCGGAAGCCGTCCGAAACGGGACCGCCATCATGGCCGAAGGCCAGTACGTCAACGCCTACGAGATCGGCAACCACGGCTCCGGTCGATACGCCCACATCGCTTTGCGTCAGGTGGGCAGCATCCGCATCTTCCGTGACAGGAACAAGGACGCTGTTCTGGATATGGTTCCTTCTCTGATAACGGAGGGTCATTACGGGATCAACATCCACCAGGCGGACGTCTTCAAAGATCCGCAAACCGTCGGGCTGTGGTCCGCCGGCTGCCAGGTGTTCGCCAAGCGGAACCAGTTCAGCACGTTTATGAATTACGTGAAGCTGGCCCGCACCAAAGGATGGCGCCTGTTCGACTACACCCTCTTCACCCTAGACCAATTCAAAGGAGCATGAAAAACTGGATTCAACCCTTTTGGATGCGCCTGTTCAGCATCCTCCCCCTGTCACCGCGAATGAACCCGTCGCTCCTGGACAACGGAGACGTGATGGTGTTCGGCGCCGATCCCGGCCAACCCCGAACGTGGGGACCCGTCCCTTCCTCCTCTTTCGGGGGCGGCGATCCTTTGACCGCCGGTCCTCCCTTGGACATTACGGACGGCGAGATCACTATAACCCCCGGCGCCGACGGCCAGGTTCTGACCACCGTCGGAGGTGTCCCTGAATGGGCGACCCTGCCTCCAGGCGGCGGAGACCCTTTAACAGCTGTACCCCCTCTTGACATCACCGACGGCGAAGTGACGATTGAAGCTGGCGCAGTCGGCCAGGTTTTGACCACCACAGCCCCCGGCGAAGTAGGATGGGCGGCTCCCGCCGCCGGTGCCGTAACGTCCGACGGCGTCACTATAACAGGCGACGGCACTGGGGGCAACCCTCTCGCCGTCACCTCCTTAGGTGCCGCCAACGGCGACGTTTTGACCGCCGACGGCGCGGCCGGGGTTTATTGGCAGGCGCCTCCCCCCGCGTCAGTGACCACGCTGACGCCTCTTGCGGGTTCCGGCACGGGGGTCGGCGACGAGGTGCGAATCGAAAACGCAGTCAACGCGGGCGAGTTGCTCTATTGGGACGGGGTGTCTTCTTGGCTGCACGCCGAGATGACGGCAACGGCCCCCATGGAAGTGGATGCAGCCAGCCCGAACCCCCCCAACATTCGAATCATACCGGGCACCAACGGTCAGATACTGACGACGGACGGCACGTCCGTGTTGTGGGACACATTGAACACGGCCCCCGACGCATACCTCGTCGCCGAACTCCAGGCCGCCGTAACGGCGACCCCCTCGGCCCCTCAAGGTGCCTTGGCGGACCAAACGGCGGATTTTGTAACGGCCGTAGTGTTCCCGCGCCTGCTGGTCTCCCATTCGAGCGTCTGGTTCTGGAGCCTGAACTTTCCGTTGCAGGCCAGCGCCTCCCAGAGCCTCAACAACTCCAGCGGTCTTGTACTGGGAAAGACCGCCTTAGCCACAACCACTACGGGCTTTCTTATGTACGTGGAAAGCATCTTGGTGCGCTTGGTGGATTTGGGAGGAGCAGCTTCAGGTGCAGGGTATGAGATACGTCTTGAGGGCGCATCGACCGTGACCGACAACTTTGACCTGGCGACCCTTTTCCCTGGAGCCGAGTGGGCTGTGGGCAATGTGGCGGAAGTATCCTCCGTCGCCTCGCCGCCTGTCGTACTCAACGCCACCGAGGTGCTGGTGTACTGTCCGCAGGACGGAGGTCCCACTCCCATCGTAGATGTCTACGTCAAAGCCTCCATCATGCCCTACACCCCCTAACCTGATCTTTGCCCGCCGACCTTTCTGACGAAAACCCAATTCCCCGGACGGCGCGCCGTCCAACGGCGCACGGACACACTGCAACAGGTAAGCCATGGCAACGCTCCGAGAGCTGATCTACAACATCCGCAACATCCAGTATCGCGGTCTTTCGTCGGACGACCGTTCGTTCGGCGACAGGCAGATCGCGTTTTGGATCCACACGGGCCGCGCCAAGCTGCTTAAAATGGAGGTCGAACGCTCCCGCGCAATGCAGGGGGAACGCCTGTGGTGGGGGCTGCACGCCGCCGTCCAGACGCTCTCCTGTCTGCCGCTCGAATGCGCCGACCCTGCGGAGTGCTGCGACGCGCTCGGAGTGGACACCGGACTTGGCATCCTGCGCACGCAAAAACTGCCGGAACCGCTGTTCGCCGTCCCCTTTTTCACGGTGTACACGCTCGTCGGGGAATCCATCCCCGTCAGCAGCCGATACGCGGCTTCCCTGGCCAAACACCGCCGTTGGACGGGTAAGGCCCCACGGGCCTACTATGCGAACGGACGCATTTACGTTCAGAACTACGCCGACCTCAAGTTCGTCACCGTCGAGGGCGTGTTTGAGGACCCGGAAGAAGTAGGTAACTTCGCGTCCTGCACGGGAGAACCATGCTTCACGATCGACAGCCCCTATCCGATGCCGGAACACCTCGTTCAGGTGATGACTGCGGAAATCCAGCAGCAGTACCTTGGGTTTGTGCTGAACCCTGGAATTGTGACGGACAGGACGAACAATGCTGCCGACGTGTCCAAGAATCCCCAGAACAATCCGCAGTCCTAGACGAACTCGTCGAGTACGCGGTCAAGCTGCAAGACGCCAAGGTGCGTCCTTACGACTACCGCGACGCATACGCGAACTACCTCGCAAACTACTCCAGACCGGGCGACGTCCTCGTATCTCCGCTGGAGTACCGCGCCGTCTGCATCGCGTACAACCGTTACCAAATCCGCCGGACCGTCTTGACGGGACGTCCGTGGGTGACTCCGATAGGCGTCTTCGGCTGCAAAAGAATGGAGGTGACGGACGCTTCCCGGCTCCATGAGGACACCACATGGAAAGTCGGCGACGTATACATGTTCCTGACCCGCCGCCCCCGCTTCGAGAAACGCCGCCTGTTCGGTCTGTACAAGATGCGCATGAGCCGGACCCTGTCCCGGTACGTGCGCCGCCTTGACGCCTCCGGCAGAGCGGTCGAGACGGTTTTTTACAAACTGAAGCCGCGAACCGGCCCAACTGAATTTTCAGTCCTTTCCGAGTTCTGACCATGGTCAACTTCGTATCCGCAAAAACCGTCCTGGCCGCAGTACAGGCCGATCTGGGCCTCACCTCGGAGGAGAGGCGGTACGATCACATGGAATGGCTGTTCCAGTGCCTCCACAGCCTCAAGGCCGTTCCGAAGTACCTGACCAGGGTCGAGGAGCTGGAGGTGTTCGACCACAAGGCCCGCCTCCCGTGCGGCGTGCTGGAGATTGAGGCGGTTGCCCACGGTGGCGTAGCCTTGCTGGAGGCGACGGACGTCGGCAGGAACCACTACGAGCAGCTGGAGGGCCTGAAGGACATTTGGCAACGCCCCGCCAATACGTACAGCGTCCAAGACGGATGGCTCTACTTCAAGTTCAAGGAGGGCAAGGTGACGCTTCACTACCTGACGTACAAGATGGACTCGGACGGGTACCCCATGATCCCGGACGACTCTGACTTCTACGAGGCGGTGGTCAACTACATCATATGGAAGTCCCTCCAGGCGGGCGTTCTCCATAGACGCACCAGCCCCAACGAAGTCGAGTATTATTTCAAGCAGTACCGTTACCACAAAAAGGCCGCCCAAGTCAACCTGAATTTCCCGACACCCCAGAAGATGGTGGCCATCTCCAGGGGCATTTTCCGTCTGTTCCCCGACGTCCTTTCCACAGAGAAGCGCGGTCGGACGGACGCCAACCTTGAGACCTTCACGCACTGATGGCCGGCCAAATCAACCGACACTCCCACAAGAGCCCTTTTGTGGGCGGGATGGACCAGGACAAGAACCCGGCCGATGTGGCGCCGGAGGCTTACATCCGCGCCGTCAACGCCGTCAGCCATTCGGCGGGCAACGGCGGAGGTTCCATCGGCGACGAGTTCCGCCTCAGCAACGAACCGGGTTTCACCGTGTTCTCGGATTTTTCGTCCAAGCGGCCCAACCACCTGGTGCTCGGCATGTGTCCGCTGGACGGAGCCGTCATCGTCTTTTCCATAGAAGCGGACGCAGTCGAAAGTTTCAAAACAAAAGCCTCGGAAATCGGCGTCGTCGAACCCGACGGCGTCTACCGCACCGTCCTCCGGGACACGGACCTCTCCTACTGGGAAACGGGCAACGTCCCCCAAACCCACCCGACAGGAACGCAAATCCTCTCTTACGATTTCGGAGAGTTCCTCAACTTCGACGTCCGGCACCAAATCGAAGCGGTCGCAAGGCTCGCTTTCAACAATAGACGTGTCGTCTACTGGACGGACGGCTACAATCCGCCTCGATGGATTGACCTTGACGTTGACTACACAACCGAACGGTTCAACAACGTCGCCCAGCAGACGCGCCTCTTCGACGTCTTCAACTGGGCGCAGGTCTCCTACCTCGAAACGGTCGAAGGAGGCTTCCTGAGGGCGGGGGTGTACCAGTTCTTCGTCCGGTACCTCAACAAGACGCTGGACCCCACCATCCCGTCCTTGTTCTGCCATCCGATTCCGGTGACGGTCGGCGACCCGTCGGGAGACCCCCTCCAGATATACGGCGCGAACTTCGACGCGGATTTCCTCAACAAGGCGATCCGCCTCCGGCTGACCAACCTGGACAGGGACTACGACTTCTGCGAGCTGTGCGTGGTCTACTATTCGGGCGGGTCCAGCGTCGTCAAAATCAACGTCGCCCAGCGCCTTCGAATCACTTCGGAGACCCTGGAGTACACCTTCGACGGTCAGGTCGGCGCCGAACTGACGGTGGACGAAGTCAATCAGATCAAACCGGTCTACTCCAAGGCCCAACACATCGCCCAGAAGGACGGGCGCCTTCTGCTGGCCAACCTGAGCGAGTACGGTTCCCAGTCCCTCCAGCCGATCGCCAACCGCCTTCGGCTGAAGTACGTCGTCAAGCAGGAGGACGCATACGACGAGAACTCCCTGACGGCCCAGACGTACAAGGACCCCCGCTACACGTTCGAGTTCAAGGGATACCGTCGCGGCGAGTGCTACTCGTTCGGCATCCAGGCCCTTATGAAAGACGGGACGGAGACGTTTGTCGCCCACATCCCGGGATGGGACGCCCCTTCGTCCCCGCTCGCCTTCCGAACGCCCGCCACCCAAGACCCCTCTCCTCCGCCGGCCGGGTACGACTCCTGGGGTTGGCTCGGCACCCAATTCTCGGCCCTTCTGTACGACAAAGAGGGCGTCCACCTGGACCCCGACACCGGCACGGACCTGTTCAACACCCCCCTCAGGTACCACCTGATGCCGGACCTGGCTCTTGAGCCGCACGTTACGACGGGCACGGACACTCCCGTCCCGCGCATTCTGGGCATTATGGTGGAAGGTCTGGAGGACGCACTGCTTGCGTACCCCGAACTTGCCTCCCAAATCGCCGTTCTCAACATCGTCCGCCAGGAGCGGGACACCAGCGCGAAGAAATCCATCTACGGGATGGGCTTCGCCAACGAACTCCTTCTCCAGGACGGCGAACTGAAGCAGGGATCCCAGTACAGAACTTACGGGAACTTGGACGTTTTGTTTATGGACGCCCGCAACACGCCGTCCATTTACAGAAACAGACTAGACGACTACTTGGGAGAACAGGAAACGCAGATATACGTCCCGCAGCCGTTCTGCGGCCTCAACGTCCTCCACGACTACAACTGCGTCCAGTTCAACAACGGCCGCTTCAAACACCTCCGAATCCCCGGATCGACCGGCACGGAGCCGTACCAGCAGTCGGGGGCCGACCCGGGATCCGACCCTATAACGCCGTATACGGGAGCCAACGGGTACCCGAACAACATACGCCAAAACGCCCCGCCGGAACTGTGGGGTTGGCAGGGGCGTTCGGAGGACGACACCGCCCGCAAAAACTGCCTGTTTTACTGCCCGGAAAACATCTTCCTGGGCGACTCCTGGGACGTTCCGTCTGGCACCAAGATGAAGGCGGTGATGCGCCTCCGTTCGGAACCCGTCCGCATCGTCAAGTTCGGCGAGGTCTTCACCACCAACCGGACGACGGTGGGCAACGTCCAGATTTCGTATGGTCCCGGCAAGGACATCAACATGTACGACGTCCACTACGGCTGGAACGGGGACGACTCGTACTACCCCCTCGGCCAAAAGCACAGGTCGCCGTTCTTTCACATCTACTACGACTGGCGCCGGTACGACGCGGCGTCTTCCGCAGCGGCGGAACAGTCGGTCAACTCCGTCGTAATGACCCAGAAGGTCCAGTGGAACCAGAAGATCGACCGCGAACCCGACATCGAGACGTACTGCAAAACGCTCGTCGCCGACACCACCAAGCGGTTGAACATGTACGACGCCGAGGACGCTTTCCTGTTCCAGATGGAAAACGACGTCTTCGTCGGCCTAGCGGGAACCGGCCCGGACGGATACGGCACGCTTGACGTGGAACGCACCTTCATCGTCATAGGCAACACGGCTAAAAGGGGCGGTTCGGGCGACGACATGGAAATCAGCCCGAAGGAGCAGCTGGAGAACCTGCAAACGTCCTCGGACGAGCGCGTGTCGGGTCAGAATCAGATATACATCGAGGGGAACCGGGGCGACAATCGCCCCAACCGCACGTTCCCGGCGTCCGACCCCCTCTGCAAGATGGTGCCGATCCCGGTACGCCCCCTCAACGAGGGCCTTTACCCGGACGCCTTCCTCTTTACCGACAGGGCCATCAACACGACGCTGTACCGTTCCCCGTACCGGTACGACGATCCCGCCAGAAACGTCGCCTACCAGCACCGCTACCTGCACATTCTGGACAGCGAAAACAAGACACAGTACGGGTCGCTGGACGCGAAGCAGTACGTTTTGGTCGAAAGCCTGTTCCCCGACGCCACGGTGGACAACCCGAACAACGTCGGTCTCCGCCGGATGACGGCCGCCTCGACGTACCAGATGTTCAACGGGGACACTTTCGTCGTCAAGTTCGCCTACCGCAACAGTTGGCGGCTCCACCATTGGCTCGCCCACGTCAAGGACGGAAAGGACATCCGAACCCTCCGGGACAGCTCCACGGCGGGCAACGAGGTGTGGGGCGGCTTCACCCGCGTCGCCACGAACCACGGCGCCGAGCTCCGGGCCCTTCAGCATTTGTGGGTGGAGTCGGAGGTCAACACGGACTACCGCCACCGCGCCGTCGAACGCGACGACCAGGGCGACATCGCCGGTTACGGGTCCGCCTTCTACCCCCACCTGGACAGGGAGGAGAGCCTGTTTAACGCCTTCGACTTCGAATCCTCCTACGGCCAGTCGTCCGGCTACAACGTCCAGTACTCCTTCGGGCACCGCGTCAAAACCTACGTCACCGAACCGTTCGGGTTCGAGCTTGTCCGGGAGTTCCCGACCCGCATCGCCTACTCCGAGCAGTCCCTGGAAGGCGAGCAGTCGGACCAGTACCGCCAGTTCCTCCCCAACAACTACCAGGACACCCCCAAGAACAAAGGCGAAGTCACAGGCATTTTCGTCTTCGACAACGCGCTGTACGCGCATACGGAACGCTCCCTGTGGCGCACCTTCTTCAACCAGGGCGAACTCCAGCAGGTCGGCCAGGAGTCCGTGTTCGTCGGTACGGGCGCCATTTTCGGCCGGCCTCCTCAGGAGGTACAGCCCCTTCTCGGCGGGTACGCCGGTTCGATCCACAAGTGGGCGGGCGTGCTGACCCCGTTCGGGTACGTGTTCCCGGACTACCACCAGCGCAAGGTGTTCATGCTGTCGAATCAGTTGGAGGAAATATCCAGCGTGGGCATGTACGGTTGGTTCCGGGACTTTATGCCGATCCTCGGCGTGTCCGATCCCGCCAATCCCAAGTTTCTCAACAACCCCGCCAACCCGCTGGCGACCGGCCTGACGGCGTACTACGACCCCAAACACCGCCGCGTCGTGATGGGGATCAAGCGCATACCTTTCTCCGCCGCCCACAAAGACCAGCCCTATTTCGAGGCGTTCGACACGCTTTCGTTCAACTGCATCACCAAGAAGTGGGTCAGCATGCACACCTACTTCCCGGCGGTGTCCTGCACGACGGACACTTTCGTGGTGTCGTCCCCCAACCTCGGCGCCAAGAATGCGAACAGGCTGTGGCTGCACCAGGACGGCGTGTTCGGGGTGTACTACGGGAACGCCGTACCCCACTACTTCGAGATCGAGTTCGTCGCAAACCCCAACCCGGACATCGACAAGGTGTTCGACGTCCAGAATCTGCGGGCGGAGTTCAGAAAGGACGACGCCATGATTTTGACGGAGTTCTTCAACGAATACCAGCACCGCACCCTGATCCAGAACAGCGGGACGGTGCAGTCGGTCGTCCGCGACCCCAGAGAGAAGTTCGTCTCCAACGAGTTCGCCTACAACGTGCGCTGGCACAACCGCCAATACCAGATTCAGATTCCCCGCTCCTACGTCATAGACGCCTGGTCCGACGTCCAGGACACGGCAAACGTGGACCAGTCCCGCTTCCCGGAGGCCCGCCAGCGTTCCCGTTGGATGATTTCTAGGTACAGGTACAACAACCCCGACAACTATTACCTATTTTTGTACTGGGTCGAGACCGTTTTCCGCATGTCCTTCCGATGATCGCACCGCCCAAACTCAAGAAGAAGCCCAGCTACGCCATCGGTCTTCAGCAGGTCGAGGTGCGCCCCGGCTCCACCGGCGCGGAACGCGCGTCGGAGGGCGCGAAGGGGGCCGCCATGGGAGGCGGCATCGGCGGCAGCATCGGATCGGCTTTCGGACCCCTCGGCGGCCTGATCGGTTCCGGCGCAGGTATGCTGCTTGGCGGCATCGCAGGCGCTTTCAAGGGCCAGCTGGACGCCAACAAGGCCGACGCCGCCAGCATGGTGGACAAGAGGGACTACAACGCGATCCAGGCCCAACAGACTGCGTACGGCGGGGACGAGAACGTCCAGCAGAAGAACGCGCTGCTGATGCAGAACAACGCCGGACTGATCGCGGAGGACGGCATGGCCCACGCCCCGTCGGCCCAGGTGGAGGTCGAGAAGCACGAACTCGTCTACCGAAGAGGCGAAGACGGCAGGTACCGCGTCGTCCAGGACTTCTACGGCCAGCCTTCCCATGAAGAGGGCGGCGTGGACACCTGGGTGCAGGAAGGGGACGTCATCGTACCCTCCTACAAGCGCGGAGCCGCCCTGGCCGTCACGGACGGCGAGGGGAACGTGGTGGACGACCTCGCCTTTTCCCGTCTGCGGGACAGCCTACCCGTGGACAACCAACCAAAACCCATCCAGGCGGTGATGAAAAACGGAACAGGATCGTACAAAACGCCGAAGTATTTCCTCGGCGGCATCGCCTCCATGGGAGGCGGCGGTATGGGCGGCCTTCTTGGCGGGGCCGGCGGAGGCGGCGGGGGTATGGGGTCCCTGGCTTCCGGGAACATCACGGACCTTGTGATGGGTTTCGTGCAGCCGGCCGTGGACAAGAAGAAGCAGGAGGCGGAAGCCGCCCAACAGCAGTCGATCCAGGCGCAGCAGCAGTCCCAGGCGAACGCCGCAGCGGTACAGGCCGCCCAGAACCCGCCCGCCCCTCAAATCACGCCAGGCGGTCAGGCTCCTCCCATCCAGCAGCCCCAGGCCGCACCCCAGCAGCCCCCCGTCCAACAACCCGCCATCCAGCCGCCCACCGCCCCGAACGCGGGTCTTGGGCAACCCATGCCCAACGGCCAGGTCCCCCAGATGAGGGACGGCGGCCGCGTAAGGAACTCGAACGATACGGCCGTCGGCAAGGGAGCCATGGCCGACGCATTCCGCGCCTTCGGCGCCGGCTTCCTGCGCACACAGGAAGGCGTAGACGCCCGGAAGGCCGCCCGCCGGGACACCTCGTCAGCAGGCTCTGCACCGCACGTGTACGGACAGTTTCCGGGTACGGGAGGCGCGCCCCCCGTCTTTGAGCAGCCGTCCGGCCGTATGACTGAACAGGAGCTGGCCGACATCCGGTCGGGAACGATCGAGAGGTACAGGGACAATGCGGACTATCTCGTCAATAGGGCGGCCCAGATGAATGAAGCGGGTCGTCCGGCCCGCGCCCAGCGTCTGGAAAACCGCGCCGTGCGTCGTCTGGAGAACGCCGACGAGATGGAAGCGAGGATGGCGAACTCCGGCGTCAAACCCCAGTTCGCTTCCGGCGGGTCCGTGAACATCGACGGCACACCCCCTCCTCCCGGATTCAAGCCGAAGTATCCAGGCGAGACCCCCGGCCAAAAAAAGAAGGACGGACAAGGGGCAGACCAGACCATGATTTTCGCGGATTCCGGCCAACCGCAGGAACAGCAGTACATCACGCTTCAGAACCGGTCGATTCGGAAGGGCACGCCGGGCAAAACGGACTACGTAGAGACGGGAAACAGAAAAATAACTTCTGTCCCAGGGTCTTCGAAAGGATACCCCACCACTGCGGCGGAGGCCGACGCCAACCCAGGGTGGGGGTCGTGGAGAAGTGCAACAGAGGGGATGTCCCCCGAAGAAAAGGCCGCCGCATTTGACAGATGGAACCGTGGCGAGCGTTGGACGCGAACCAAGGTGGAGACCCCCGGCACCCCAGACACGGAGATTCTCACAGAACAGAAAATCCCCATTGGAAGCGGCGGTACAGGGAACCAGGGCTTTCAGAACGACCCGGACAACAACAACAACTTCAACCCGTTCAACTTCAACCCCGTCGACGTTAACGTCACAATCCCGCCTGGAGCCGCTGGCGGAGCAGCCGGAGGCGGTTCATCCGCAGGCGCAGGTTCGGCAGCGGCCCGCGACGCGGCTGCACGTCAGCAGGCCCAAGCGGAGATCCCGAAACCCCTCGAAGTCGAACGCGGCCGCTACCAGCTGCCCCCGCCTCCCATGAAAGCGGCGGAACGCCGTTTCGACCCGACGTCCCCTGAGCGTCTTCAGTACCAGGACGTGTCGGATCCCCTCCGCAGCCAGTCGACCCTCGCCAACCAGGCGGATGTCTCCTCCGCCCGCAACCTGTCCGGCGGAAGCGTAGGCAACGCACGCGCCAACATGGCCCGCGCCAACGCCGCAGACTTCGCCCGACAAACGGAGATCGACCAAAACGAACAGGCCCGCCAGTACGACATTCAGAAGCAGAACGTCGGAACGGAGAACCAGTTCAGGATGTACAACAACCAGGGCCGAAACGCCGCCGAACAGGCGAACGCCGTGGACCGCGCCAACGCGGCCAACCAGACCGCCCTCCACAACGCTTCCGCCCTCAACACGAACCTCCTCGGCGCCCAGACCGACATGCAGGCGTACAGGGACAAGCAGGAGTACGAGGACTGGAACCGAAAGGTGCTGGAACGCCAGGACGTGCTTGCACGCAAGTACGACGAGCAGGCGCGTGCGGACAACTACGCTTCTTACGTCCAGTTGTACGGCAAGGAGGGAGCGGACCAGATGTGGCAGTCCATCCACGGCTCGCCGTACCAGCCTGGAGGCGGGGCGGGAGCGCAACCGACGGGAGACGGCACGGGCGCTCAGCCTGCCGGAACAGGCCACGCCAAAGGCATACAGCCCGCCCAGCCCGGCGGAGCCGTCGGGCAACCCGTTTCCGACGCGGACAACGTACCGCAGCCCATGCCGGGAACCGGCGACAACGCCGGTCCGCCCCAGCCCGAACCCGCCCAACCCGTCACCAGAGGCCAGACGGATATACTCGGCGGACTGGTGGGCGTCCCGACGAACAGCGTACCGACCGTCCAACCCGCGCCAACGCCGCCCACCCAAGTCCCCATGGCGGATTTGAGCGGTCAAGTGCAGGGGGTACAACCGTCCCAACCCGCCCAAACGGGGGTCGGGACGCCTCCGCAACCCGACACGCTCCCGCCGGGCGCATTGACCCAACCGCAGAGAGGCGCCGTCACTTTCGCCTACGGCACGTCTTCCGTAAGCGCCCCACGGTACGAAAAGGGTGCGTCAAACATCTTCGCCGGGGGGCCAGGCGACGGTTCTGCGTCCGCGTCCACGTCGACTGCCTCAGCCCAACCCGCCCAACCGAACATCTTCGCCGGAGGCGGTACCGGTACGCCTTCAGCATCCGCCTCCACGAAAACCCCCGACCAACCCGATCAGTCGTCCACCGCAGGCTCCTCTTCCGGTTCGGCCGACGCAAGGGCGGCTGCCATTCAAGCCATCCTGGACGACCCCGACACGGACCCTGTCGTCGCAGCGGGAGTACGCGCCTGGCTGGAGAAAACGTCCTCTTCCGGCGGCGGCGACGGCGGTCAAGGCGCCAACCAGCTGATGCTGTTCGGCAACACTCCGTGGACGGAGGGGGGCGGTGCGACCAAGGGGGGGAACCAGGGCTTTCAGAACGACCCGGACAACAACAACAACTTCAACCCGTTCAACTTCAACCCCGTAACCGTAGGTCCGGGTACCGCCCAGCCTTACTACGCCCCTCAACCCCAACAAGCCCAACCGCAGCAATCCTCCGAGGAACCGATGACGCCGGGCGAGTACCGACGTTGGTACAGGGACCAGGACGAGGACGGCGTACCGGACAAGCGTGAAAAGCGTCGCCGACGCGGACAAAACGAACCGTTGCAGTTTACCGCACCCCAACTGGTGCAACAACCTTCCTTCGGCGCCGACCAGGCGCTGCTGAAGGCTCTGACGGCCGCCAACACGGCCGCGTCCGGCGCAGGCCCGTCCTACCGGAGCGGATCGCCGGCCGTCAAGATGAAAAAATGCTAACGAGTTTCGGATTCGACGTAGCTTGATGGGAAAGGCCCTCCTCGGAGGGTCTTTTTTTTGCGAGGACGTTTGACTTGTAGAAAATTGTTGTAGATTTGTGCCATGAAATCCGAACAACTCTCCCCAGACACCCCCTGGACATTCCCGCTCCTCCCGTTTCAAACGCCCCAGTATGCCTTCTTGACGGGATCCGACGTTGCGAAGCCCGCCACCGTCCTCCAACTGTCGGCCACCATCGACTGGGTGGCTGAGGCGTTTTTCCTTCATCCGTCCGACGTCAACTTCGGCTCCGCGTACTGGGCCATGGCCCACCAGATTGACGTGCTGTCCGCAACGGCCTCCCACACGTCCTACCTCAGCGGTTTCCGCGATGCCCACTCCGCCATCGAACCCGCTTGGGCAAGGGAGACCGTCAAAGTCGCCCTGATCCTGACCGAGGTGGCGGAGGCGATCGAGGCGTTGAACGGTCTTTCCCCCAATCACGCCGACGAGGCCCTCGCCGAGGGCGCCGACGTCGCCATCCGCATTCTCGACTGGGCTGACGGGCACTGCCCCGATTTCGGCGAGATTGTCGTCGAGACGATGACGAAGGCGCGTTCCGTGAAATGGTACGGCAGCACGCCGACCCAGCGGTGCTGGTCCGCGATTACCTGCTGCTCTATGAACCTGGGTCTTTACATCGACGGTCTCCGAAAAGGCGAACGCCGCTTCCCTCTGATGGCCGAAGCGTTTGCGGCCGCCTGCGCGTTGGCGAGAGGCGAGAACATACCGGAGGGAGAGTACTCCACGACCATTCTCGACAAAATGGTCGCAAACACCAGACGCCCCAAACTTCACGGCAACCGCCTGTTCTGACCGGTATGAAAATCCTGTACCTGGACACCGAGACGACCTCCCTCGACCCGAAAACGGGCAACGTCCTGAGCGTCGGCACCGTCGATCCGGTCTCCTGGACTCCCCACAACGCTCTGGAGGACGCGCTGATGTGCTGCCGCCTGATGAGGATCGCCGCCCAAGACTACACCAGACCATGACAGTGTTTGACAGAGCTTGCGCCTCCATGGCGCTGGACACCTCCCCCGAACCGGCCCCCGTAACCCTGGAGGTGTGGAAGGAAACCGACGCCTTAGGCGTCATGGTTGGTGCACCGTACATGGGAATCCCCTATGTGCAGCACTTCGGCACCCGCTACGTGGTTGCCGTCTTGAAGGAAGGATTCGGCACGCTGACGTACAGCTACTGCTTTGACAGAGACCTGAGGTACCCGGCCATCCGACACCGAACGCCGGCCGACCGGTTTGTCCGGCACGAGAAGTCACTGCCTCTTCACGACCGTCTGGCGGCGGAACGGGCCGTTGAGCACGCCAAGACTTTGATGGCTCACCTGGAGCATGACATGGTTACTCGGATGCTCTCCGGCGCCATGAAACCGGACGACCTTTACGCCTGGTGCAAACGCATCCGACACCTCGACGATACCAAACACCCGATTCCGCAATGATCCCACAAAACATTCTCGATTTGATGGCGGATTTGGAACGCGCCGTCAACGACGCACCGGGCGTCGACCTTGTATGCGTCGCTCTGAGAGACGGATACAGCTCGTTCCAAACTAGAGGCCGCATCTCCGGCAAAGAGAAGGCCGAGCTTATGGCGGACATCGTAAAGGTGTCCTACGGCATATCCTGCGTCGCTTTGAGTAAACCCATCAGATGAAAAAGAGAATTGAACGCTTCGTGTCCAAGCTCATCGGCTGGTTCAAACTGAACCCGTCCGATGGACACCACTCTTACCAGGAGCTGTACGCCAGCCGAAACGCTTTGTTCGTCAGGCTCCTGCTGGACTCCCCAACCTGGCAGTACGCCATTGACCTTAGTCCGTACGACGCCTACGGCCCGGCTACGGGCTACTGGCCCGTGCTGGCCTGGCCCACGGTGGACGGCGTGGAACGCCCCGATCTGCAAGTCAGCTTCCACCTGCCCGCCACGGCCTGCCAGTTTCTTCAGACCCACAAACCGGCGTCCCGCACTTACCCTGGCTGGGACGGCAGGGACACGGAAACGTACATTCGCCGCCTGACCCGTCCGTCCAACGGCGAGGAAAAATAATTTCCTCTCGTACCCCTTGACTTGTAGAAAATTGTTGTAGATTTGCACCATCTCTTTTAACCAACCCGCTATGATCGTCAATTCCGAAACAATCACCCCACAAGAACTTATCGAGTTCATCAGAGAGTCGACAAAGCGGCTATGGCCGCATGGCGGCGTCCCTTTCGACAACGAGTACGACGGCCTCCTGCTTCTGATGCCAGGTCCGCAAGGCGTCGCCCAAATTCGATGCGGGAACAGAATAAGCGACCTGCACATCAAAGTGACCGTCCAAAACTCCGAAGAGATGCGTTGGCTCCATGAGCCCGTGACCCAAGAGGACAGGACGCGTCTGATGCTGAACTCCATGGGTTTGTTAAATGAGACTTCGCCGGAAGAACTGGCCGTGAAGCTCCGGTTGGTACGCGAAGTTCTTCACGGCCGGTACGCCAGATGATGACGGCCCTGGTAACGCTGTGGGCGGTGGGGTTTGTGGGGTGGACCGCCAATCTTCGGTCCACCATGCCCTTCCCCGCCGCCGTTTTGGCGGCCGCCGCTTGGCCCTTTGTGGGGGCCTTCGGCTGGATCGCGTTTGACGTTGAAGAGCGAAGCAACCCCAAATCGGACAGTGAAAAAGAATGACCCTCCAACACATCCCCAAAGAGCTTCAGTACAGCATCCCGTTTGCGATGCACATAGAAGCCGACCTCAGGTACAAAAACATCTGCTCGGTTTGGCCGGGCCTCCGCGTCCACTTCCCGGCCGGCGAACACGAGGAACACAACCTCCGCCTGGTGTGCGGAGCCGTCAACACTCACGTACCCTATACCTCCAGAAGGCTCATCGCGCTGGATTTTGACGGCACGTGCGTCACCCACGCCTACCCCGTCATCGGGGACCGCGTCCCCGGTTTCGTGGAGGTGCTGGAGGCTGTCAAAGAAGCGGTACCGGCCGCCGTCTTGGTGCTCAATACGGTTCGGTGCGGTCTTCATTTGATCGAGGCGTTGGACTGGCTTGCCCGGATCGCCGACAGGATACCGCCTTTGGCGGCCGCTAACCTCAACCCGGACCAGTCCGGCTGGAACAACAGCACCAAGATTTACGCCCCCCTCTACATCGACGACGCCGCCCTCGGCGCCCCCTTAATGCCTCTGTGGGACAACGCCCTCGGAGACCGTCCCTGCCTGGACTGGCGGACGGCCAAGTTACACCTGGAGCTGCATCTTGGAGTCAGGCTGGACGTCAAGTGGGATCCGTACAGCCTCGAACGGTGGAAAGTGTCGGACGCGACCAATCTGTTCGAAAGGTAGACCGCAAACCAAAACCGCATGTACACACCGAACTGGATTCAAGATGCGATTCGGCGCTGCTTAACTGAGGAACTGCTGCCGACTGCAAGAAACGTTGCCTACGCAGCGATAGTCTTAAACTGCGAAAACATAGAACAGGCGGCTGTTTTTATGTACGAGCACGCTGAAGAGTTTGTGACGTGGCAGGCCCAACAGGAAGGAGGCGCACAGTGAGCATTGAGCACAATCTCCTTTTGGCTTGCGGCATAGCAATCGTATACTTCATATTCTTTTACGAGACAGGCGATGATAACAAGTGAATACGTGCCCCAGGTCGGGCACTTGGTAGACCACCCAGCCGGATTATGCCAACCTTATTTGGTTGTATGGACAGGAGGCGAATTATGTGAAATCGTTTCCTACGATCTCCTAGCAGGCACCTCTTGGACAGTCAACAAGAACAGGCTCCGCTTCCTAGCCGACCGCTCGAAAGAGTGGGAGGCGTTGTTTCAACTGCCTAACCAACCCACACCATGAATACAATACAAGACGTTGCTGCGGCACTAGAAGCCAGCGGTGCAACTGGTTGTTTTATCGGTTTTGTACGTGACGGTGAACCGAACCTTGTCACCAGAGGCGGCATTAACGACCATGTACGCATTCTTGCTGCCTATGTAGAGTGGGTGGCAAACAATTACCCGCCCACAAAAGTGGACGTAGCCTCTGCGTTATATGGGAAGTTGCTCAAGCAACTTGGTGTCGAACTACCGATAACGGCAGCTTTGTACGAAGAGCCTTTCAAAGACCATACACCATGACACACGTTCGCTGGGAAAAGCCCGAACAAGATTTGCATCCGCATTACACCCCACCCGTCGATTGCGCGTATGTAGGGGATGTGCGTGTCGGCGACATTCATGTAGAAGGCAAGTTTTGGTACTGCTACTATTTGTTAAGAAAGGATGGGTTCGAAATCCATCGTATAAAGGCAGAGAACCTGCCCAGCGAAGAGGTGACTCGTACAATAGTCGAACAAGCCGCCAATCTTATTGTCGACTTTCTGTCTAAAAACATACCCACGCCATGAAACACAGACCCGACCCCCGAAAAATGATCCGCATTATGTGGATCGTTCTGGTCGTCACCACGGCGGCTGTTGTCGCGGCCCGCCTTTTCGGTTACGAACTTGACTGGATCGAACCCTACTATTACAGCTACCCATGAACACTATCTCCAACTTTGAACAAGCCCTAGCCGAACCGGAACCCGCGCCAACGCCGGAACCAGAACCCGTTTACAAGTGGCAAGGATGCGCTTACTATTGCGGCGACAAAGGAATCGGGCGCATCGCGCAACTTTTCTACGGTGGTTGGCACGCATCCTGCCATATCAAAAACGAAAATAAGGAACACTTTTTTCTCATTGAAGCCGATGCCCGCGCATGGGTGGAGGCGCAATTCGAAACCAAGCCATGCCACACGAAGAACTGTCTTCCTTTTTAGAGGAAATCCGCGCGACCTACCAACGCCTGTTGGCGGCTTTTGAAAAGACAGGTAACAACGAGCCTGTTCAAAAGTGCTACCCATATTGGAAAATGGGCTTTGCCGCCCATTTAATCGGCAAGAAAGTATGGGTACGCAACACCATTATGGATGACTGGCACGGCCCTGTCACCTTGATGGCAATTGAGGAATCAAACGTTCCTTACGTGGTTGATCGAAAAAGGGACTGCGATCTTTATGCAAATTATAGGCACTTGCTAGAGTGCTATCCGTCATGACCAGACAAGACTTCATCCAAGCCGCCAACGGGGACGAGCGGTTGGGAACGGCCAGATGGCTGTTTTGGAAAGCGGAATTTGAACAATACGGCACATCAATTGAATGGACTACGCATCCGTGCTGGTCGTTAGAGTGTATCTACGGACGCACAAACTACCTTGCCATTGCCGATGCCGTCCTAGCCGAACTGGCTAGTGTACGGAAGGAGTATGAGACAAAAATCGTATCCCTTCGCTGCGAAGTTCAGGAAGAGGCGACGAAAGTCAGACGCTGCAAAAGAGCTATAAAAGAAGCGATTGTCGCTTTGCAGTACGCAAAACACGATATGCCTGAACCAAAACCAACAGTTGTCCCACTATGACACGCACCATATCCCTCCTCGGCATCGTAGACGAGAATTGGGCCACAGCCAATTGCGGATGTCCTCTATTTCCCGGCCATCCCATTTATCGGGTTGTCGCTCAATTGGCGCAAACTGACGCCGTTCTGATTGACCAGTATTTTTGGCCCGCTTTTCCGATGGAAATCGGATCCGACGGTTACATCGAAATCATCAAACGTCCGTCTGCAAACGAATGGGCCACGGGCCATCGGGTGTACAACACGTTCGGTCAAATGGTCAAAGACCATCGGGACGATCCGCACGGGAGCGACACGCCCAAAAACGTGTGGATCATTGGAAGTGACCGGGTTTGTCTTGAGGCGATTGAATGCGCAGCCGTGAGCCGGATTCGCCTTGTCCACATTCACCAAGCGGTACCGGAGGCGGACAGATACTTTCCAAAATTCAGCCTCAACGAGTGGGAATTGGTTTCCGACCGTGACGTTCTGGTGACGGAAAATGAACGTGTCACACGCAAACACGCCTCTTTCATTGACCAAATATGGAAAAGAATATAAGCAGAACCATAGCCCTCATCGCCGCCGTAGCGGCAAACGGAGCCATCGGCTTCAAAGGAGGCATCCCGTGGGATAGCCCGGAAGACAGACTCATCTTCGCACAGAAGACGGCAGGGGGCGTGCTGGTGTGCGGTCGGTACACCGCCGAACAAATGTGCGGCGTGTTGGGCAAACGTCCCGGGCGCACGCTGGTGGGTATACAAGGCGGCGAATGGTACACAAAGGACGAGCCTATGGGAAACTACGGAAGCTGGTGGACTAACCACGGCTCGTATTCTTTGGGAGCCATAGCCGCGCATTTCCCCGACCGGAACATATGGATATGCGGCGGCTCCCGTCTCTACGCAGAGGCTATGCGCCACCCGCTCGTGACGGAGATGCATCTGTCATTCATGGACTGCGAACCGGACGCGGATGCGTTCTTTCCAAGGTTCCATGAATACGGTCAATACATATCTACCGGAAGTCTAACCAGAATGCCAGGCGACAATTGGCGAATAGTTGATGAACAGCAGTTTACAGACTTCACTCACCGCGTGTACCGACGGATATGAGCAAGTACCTGCAAGCCACCCGAACATAGACTGGACCTCGTACTCGAATGATTATGAAACCACAGGTCTCTTGGATAACCCACGAATGGGATGGGTGCAAGCATCTCTTTGCTAAAATACAGGGAGTCAGCGTCGGATCCGTAGACGAACTAACGCCTGGAGGCGAATGCAAAGTGCGGTACGTCAATAGATTGGGCGGCGACTACGTGTACGGGGCCTCGCCTGTTTTAGCCGGCCTGGAGGACGCCAAAGCCTTCGTAGAGGTACATGCCTGCGCCGCTTTTTCGCTGTCCCTTGCACCTGTCCCCGTCCGATTCGTTTGATGCTCGACCCCTATTAGAATGACACGGCCAGCAACAGTCGCGAACCTCAGTTTGAGGTGGGAACCGACCCCTTATCCAGAACCCGAATTTGCCAACCTGCAAAACCTTTACATCGGCTCTATGGAGGTGGGTTCCGTCTGCTCCATGAGCGACGAGGTCATGGCGGGTTATTGGTATTCGGCCCTGTCCCAGGATATAGAGTCCCTTTTCCGGTACGAGGAGGGGGTCCTGATTACCTACCACGCCAGCCGGGAGGAGGCCATGGCGGACCTTGAGGCCCGCGCAAGGAAGTACGTGTCCCTACTAATCACCCAATTCCTTTCGTAGTATGCAAACACTGCCCAACTGCAAAACCAGGAGCGGCCTCAACGCCCTCCATCTCCGCCGTTCCTCCCCCTCCGACATGATAACGGGCCATTACATCGACCCGGGCAACAACATGAGAAAGAACATGTGGTGTTCGGACGGTTCCATCAACGGTCAGGACGGCGAACCGCACCCACTTGACTTAATCCTGGAAGTCCACACCGTGTCGCGAGGCTCGTCTGTCCGAAACAGCAGCGGGGAGGCGGGCGTCGTAGTCGCCAGGGACCAGCACGGTGTGGAGGCGTTCGTCAAATTCGACAGCGGACCTCGCTGGGTACCCCAAACCTCCCTCGTAAGATTATGACCGGGGACGACGCTTTCGAAAAACGCACTTCGGACGTGGTGGAGTGTATGCGCCACGTCTTGACACGCAGATTCCCGAACACGCGTGTTCGGGGCGCCCCCAACGAGGACCTGCTAAAGGAGCTGGCCTGTGTGGCGGTGACTTACTGCGACAGCCATCCCGTCCCCACCAAGGAACCACAGGCCCCCTCTATGAGAGACGTTAGGGAGCTGGCCTCCATGTTCGAAATGCACCTGTGCGAAGTACCGAAAGATACGCCGGGATTCAAGAAGTTGCGGGGTCTTGCCGATATAGCCATCCGCACCCTTGACCCAGAAAGAAACCGGACACACATGCTGCATCTTGTTGCCGCCGTCAACAACCTGACGGCCGAGCTGGAACGTTGGAAACGCGCAGCGTACAGACCGGTAGGGCATGATACACACGACGCCCTCTAACCTGTTTCATCTCCACAGCAACCCACATGACCCGCTTCTCACGAAGGAGCGGGTTTTTTGTATATTTGCGGCTGCGTCTGTTAGCTCAGGGAGGCAGAGCGCCGGGCTAACCTGGCCCGGAGGTCGTCGGTTCGAGTCCGGCACGGGCGTTTTCATTTTGCGGGGTGGAGCAGTGGTGGCTCGTCTGGCTCATAACCAGAAGGTCGTCGGTTCGAGTCCGACTCCCGCGACACAGGGTCTCGGTGGGTGCGAATCCCACTCCAAGGGCGGCAACGTCGTACTGGCCATAGGTAGAATGGAGAAGAGCCTGTAAACCCACCTCGCAAGGGGTGGGTTTTTTGTACCTTCGCGTAATCGTTCAAGAAGGCGCACATGTCAGCACAACCCTGGGCCGGCGTAGACATACGCGGCAAACAGCTCCTGTTCCCGGAAGTGGACACCGACCCGTTCGTGGGCGAGCACGACTGGGACAAGCTGACCTCCACGGCCTTCAAGGCCGCCGACATCAACAAGGAAAACCGCAAGGCGGCTTTCGCGGCGTACAACGCCGTCATGGAGGACGCGCTGAAGCTGGAGATTCCCGACTTCCTGACCATCGGAGTCGGCGACAAGATGGAGCAGGTCGCCAACCCCCTCAAACAGCACTATCTCCGGGCCCAGTTCTCGCTGATGGACGAATGCGCCGGACTCGGTACGGGAGCCTCCACCGGCGACGCGATGGCTTCCATCCAACCGTGCATCGCTCGGATGCGGAAAATCCAGGCTCTCGCCGGAGGGGTTGCGAAATCCCAGTCCGCCACGGAAAAGGCCATCAACGAGACGTACGGAGCCGACTCCCCCGCCTCAGTCTACCTGCGCCGGGCCAACCTTGCCTACACGCAGGGGACGGACCCGTTCGCCTACACCGCCGCCGGCAAACCGATGGCCACGCCGGATTTGCCGGCCGAGGCCAAGAAAGCCGTCGACATGACGCCGACGTACCTCAAAGAGCTGATGGGTCCCGAACAGGCGGCCGCCGTCGGCGGCGACACGTACAGGTGGCTGGAGAGCGGAGTGTTTTCCGGCAAAGACCCGAAGGCGTTGGAGAACGTCGCGATCCGATACGCCGAAAACAGCCCCACCGTTCTCAACGGCATCAAACAGATAGCGAGCGACAAGGCGTTCAACGCCCGCCTCGCCATCAAGGCGGGTTCCCAAGTGCCTCAGACGACTCTGGTGGAGTACAACGCCCTGCTGAAGAAAATGGACGACCTGACCGCCCAGGGCGCAGCCAGGTACGACATGACCGAGGAACGCCGCAAAGAGTTCGACAAGCAGTACGCCGAACTGTCCGCCCAGCTTCGCCAGGTGCAGAACGGCGTGCTGTGGGACCCTGAAAAGGGGTATCTGGAGGATGCGACGGAAGCGATGTACGCGGACGCCCAAATGGAGAAGTGGTACGGTCTTGTCGTCAGCGGGGCTTACGAGAAGTCCAAGACGACCCGTTTCGGCGGCCAGCACGACTCGACCCTTGAGGGCAAGCTGCTGAACATGGCGTACCGGCGCCAGAAGATGGCAGAGGACAAGAAAAAGAACGCGGGCGGCATTGTCGAAAACCCCGTTGTCGACTTCAAAACACCGGGATCCGCTTACGGCGAGTCGGACGACGCGCTGAAAGGGTTCGACATGTATTCCCTGGCGGGAGGGGGCGGTTACTTCGACACCAAATCCACCCGCGACGCAACCAACGAAAGGATTGCGCAGGCGGTCATCAACCAGGGGTCGCCGGAAGCGTTGGCCCTTGTCGAGGGTTTGAGCGGTTTTCTGACGCGCTACGGCAAACAGTTTTTCGCAGGGGTCAACGAGGACGAACGGAAAGTATTGGCTGAAAACGGGATCGTCCAAAACGAGTCCGGGCAGTGGGCCCTCGCCGGCGAAGAGGAAGGCACCGGCTTGGCGAAGCGGGCCAAAGGGGCGCAGCTGGCGATGCTGTTGGGGCTGGCGGTGCGCAGACAGGACGAGTGGACGACCGGCCAGGCGAGTACGGCGGAGACCGCCGCCGGGCGGCTCAACGACCTGGGCATCACGGGGCCCTTGGCCGACCTGCTGGCGCACAACGCCTCCGGCAGGGCGTGGTCCGACGGCAGCCGGTCCGGCGCCGAGCCGGACTGGGTGGAGTCGGGCTCGTACAAGGCCGGAGACCCCACCGGAAAGTCCAAGGAGATGCTGGACGCCGAGCAGTACGTCTCCAACATCCTGGACCCGAGCCTCAAAGCCGCCCTTCCGAAGATCCAGAAGATGGGCGACGGCGGGTGGCTCTACCACACCTCCCAATCCTCCGAACGTTCCAACGTGGCGGCGTGGATGAAGACCGTGGCCCCCCACCTGCTCAAGGACGCGGAGAAAATGGGCCAGAAGCGGGTCTACGACGCCCCCATCGTTTCCTCCGCCGACCTGTCCCTGAACCTGGCCTATACGGAACCCGGCAAGGACATGAAAGTGCGCCGAGACGCCGAGCCGCTGGTCAAGTACGGCGACCGCACCTATGCGACCCACATTATGAGCCTGCTGACGGGGTACAACAAGTCCGAAGGCAAACCGGAACTGGACAATCTGAGGGCGTTTGCGCTGTCCAGCGAAGCGGGCATTCCCGTAGAAACCGCCAAACTCCTTCGGGACGCGGCCGACAGCAGATTTTCCGGCCCCAGAGCGGCGCCGCTGACCGGGGATCCGAACCACCAGATCAGCGTAGAGCGTCTGCCAAACGGAGGCGTCCGCTTGGGATTGACGAGATGGGACGAAACCGGAAACCGCTACGTCAGCACGGGCCACGCCGTTTCTTTGGCGGAACCGACCGCGCTCAAAACGGTCACGGCCGCCATCACGCTGATGCGGGCGAGAAACTCGCCGGACAGAACGCCGGCCGCCACGACGAAAACCGACCCGGCGCCCGACGCCGAGGGCCGACGAACCTACTCGCCGTCCGAAGTGACGGACAAAACGTCGGTCAACGCCGTCAGGACGGTGGACGGCGACACGTTCGTCATCGAGGACGGGTCGGGGACAGCCTACCGCCTGGACGGGATCGACGCTTTTGAGAAGGCGCAGGTCAACCCGTCCACGGGCCGCCCCATCGGGTACGAAGCCGCCGCAGAAACGAGGCGGCTTCTGTCCCAAGGCTACACGGTCGTCCCCAAAGGAAAAGACGACTACGGTCGCACAATCGCCCAGGTGTACGTCAAAGTCGGCGACACGTGGGCGGATTTGGCGGAAACCCTGCTGAAGGCCGGTCACGGAATCCGTCTGACGAAAGGCTACAAGGGCCTGACCCCGGCACCCAACATCAACACGTCTGCGGCGTCCAGCCGCATCGGAAGATAAATGACCCAAGACCCCAACAACCAGGTCCCGAACGAAGAGTGGGACGACGCGGCGATCGAAGAGTACGGTCGCCAGATGACGCAAACCATGGCCGCCAGACCGGGGGGAGGCATGGGCCCGGAGAGCGTCGCCAGGGCCGGTTCCGAAAGGCAGCTGATGTCGGCTGGCGACGGTGGAGGTTTTGACGTCGCCAAGTACCTCCGCGACAACCAGACGTGGTACGAGGTGGCAGGGTCGTTCCTCGGTCGGGCCGTCGTAGGCATACCGAGGGCCGGTCTGGAGACGGTAGGCGCCCTGTGGGACATTGCTGCGGGGGCCGAGCAGATGACGACCGGCGTGGCCCAGGACGTGGTGTTCCGGGGCAAGAGCTTCGGTGACGCCTGGGAGGGCAGAAACTTCTTCCGCCCGTCCGGCCAATCCCTGTCGAAAGACGCCATCGTCGCCCCGACCCCGACGGCCATGCTGGACTTGGCGGCGCGGGGGCTGGAGGCGCTGGACGTCGACCCCCACATGGCGGACTGGGTGCGCAACCCGTTCAGGAAGTCCGGCGAGGAAATTTCGGAAGCCACGGAGCAGTACATGCCGATCTACGACGACCCCAACGACGCTTCCGTCTGGCAGTGGTCCAAGGTTCTGAAGGGGGCGGCGGAGCTGCCGGGGATGGTGGCCCCGATGGTCGTGTCCGGCGGTGTGGGCGGGGTCGCCAGAGCAGGGGCGATGGGGATGATTAAGGCGGGGGCCCGCCAGGCCGCCAAGAAGGCCGCGTTTGCCAGGCTGACCGGGCAGGGAACCAAACTGATGGGCGAGTTCGCCTACCACACGGCTCCCGCCGTCATAGAGGCCGCATCCGAAGGCTACCTGGCGGCCACCGACGTGTTCGAGGGGTCGGTGCGGGAGCAGATGAAGAACGCCGGTCTGGACGCCCAGAACCCCGACGAAGTCAGAAAGTTCCTCGACACCCCCTCGGAAGGCCTGACCCGCGCCCACCATGCGGCACAGTTCACCTTCGCCATGTCGACGGCCGTAGGGTTCGCGCTCAACCAGACGATGTACAGCCCCGGCAAGTTCTTCTCCGACAGGGGCAGTCTGATGGACATGAACGTGGTGTGGAGGTCCCTTGACGCCAGCGGCAAGTACAACGCCGAGATCGCCAAGAAGCTCGGACGCGAGCGCTTTTTGAAGACGGGCGCGTTGAACTACGGCCTTGAGATGGGGCAGGAAGCCCTTGAAGAAGGCGCTTTCGAAGGTATCCAGGGCGTCGGGTCCGCCTACGGCACGACGAACCTGAGCTGGTCCGAAGCCGCAGAAGCGGGCATCCGCTGGGACGAGATCGGCTTCGCCGCCGCCATGGGCGCGTTGGGCGGGGGCGTGATGAAAGGCGCCATGGACGCCATGGTGAACCGGGGCGCGTACACGTTCCTCGGCGGAAAGTACATGTCGGCTGCGGCAGAAAAGGCCGCTTCGATCGGCATGCCCGGTGCGAAGACCGCCGCCGCCTCTTTGGGGGCATGGGCGAAGAAAAGCACGGGGGCCGGTTCCCAACTCAAGGCGTACCAGGAACGCCTCGCCGGACTCGGCGCCTCCCTGGAGGACTTGAACAGCGTGATGACCCACGTCTCCGACGCGGCGACCGTCGCCCACCTGGACAAGCTGTACGCCTCCGGTACGCCGGCTCCGTACAAACCTGCCGGCGCGTACGTGTCCGACCTGGCCGCCGTGGCTGCGGCGAACGGGCGGGAGGACTTTATGCTGGAGGCCATCGCCGACCTGAAGATGCGGGCGAAGGAGGGGGGCGGCGTTCCGAACAGAAACGCTCCTTTCGCCGCCGGCCAGCGGCAGATGGCCCAAACCCTCCACGCCGACAAGGCCGTCTCGGAGGAGGTGGGTTTGATGGAGAAGAGACTGAAGGACGCCAAGCGCCTGAAAAACGGCGCGGACTGGCGGGCCAGGCTGGCCCAGGACGACAAGGCCGAGTTCGGGAGGTACCTCAGGGAGAAGTGGGAGACCGACGACATCGGCCGCGACCTGTTCCGGGCCACCCAACAGCTGGCCCAGACGTCCGAACTGATGGACGCCACGGGACGCAGGTTCGTGGGCGAGCAGCTGGGCAAAACGGGCGCCATGGAAACCCTGGGCACGGCCCTGTCCGAACTGACGAAAGCGGGGCTGCTGGGTCAGCGGGAAGTGACGGCCACCGGCCCGGACGGGATGCCGACGGTGGACGCCTCCGGCAACCCGGTGCGGCGCATGACGACCCCCGACGAGAACTACAACACCGTCCTGGGGCAAATCCACAAGGACATGGCGGCCGTAGCGGCCGGCGGGGAGCCTTCCGGCGAAACCGCGAAGGCCATCGCCGACGGGGCTGTTCCGGGGTACGACCTGGAGGCGTACAAAAAGGACCTCAAAACGACGGCCGACACCATGGCCGGGGAGCCTCTCGGCGACGACTCCGTGGTGGAGGGCCTCGCGGCGACCCACGCCGACCTGGCGGAGATGAACCGCAAGCGGAAGCAGCTGGAGGACCTGGAAAACGCCCACAAGGAAGCGAAAAGGCGCCTGGACGAGGAATGGACGGAAGAGAAGGTGAAGGAGCGTGCGGAAAAGAAAGCGTCGACCGTACCTCCCGCAGCCGTCGCCGCCGCCCCTTCCGCCGCACCGGCCGCTCCTGCGGCCCCTGCGCCCTCTCCCGCCGCACCTACCGCCGTGGAGGCCGAGGAGACCGAGCCTTCCGCCGACGACCCCTTGGAGGAGGCTTTCCGGGATGTGGAACCTCTGCCCAAGACGCCCCCGCCGCCCCCTTCCTCGGAAGGGTGGTTCTCCGCCGTGGACACCAACCTGTTCGGGTTTACGGACGCGGGGTCGGGAAGGGACCCGATGGAGGACTTCGACGGCGACAGCCGGGAGGCGGTTTCCGCCGCCCTGGTGCGCATGTCGGACAACCTGCTCCTGCTCTGCGGCCACAATTCGGGGTCGGAGGTGGAGGACGGGAAGACCGTCCATCCGAAGAAGAGGGTGGTCGCCCTTCCGGCCGGCGAACACGCGACGAGCGTCCGCCAAAAACCGGACGGTACGTTCGAGGACACGCAAAAAGACCGAACCCCCCTTCCGAAGGATGCGGAGGGACCGCTGGTTCTGTACGTCGAAACCGACAAGGGCGTCTTCCGGGCGGTGGGGTTCGTCAACGAAAGGATTCCCGTCCCGAAGGAAGGCGTCACGCCGGCGGCGATCAGGGAGTCCGCCTCCAAGAAGGGGTTTGCGGCACGCCTGACCGCAGCGCCGGGGTCCGTCTTTTACGTCTCGTTCCGTCCGGGCGAAGTGGGCGTCAATACGCCCGGCGCCGAAGGGCGCACCGTGGCGGCGGACACCGGCGTCCCGACGGACTCCCTGAGCGACGACGACCTGGACGCGCTGTACGAGAAGGCGTCCAAAGGGATGTACATCGTCAAGTACGACAGGGGGTGGAGGGGGAAGCTGGAGCGGGCGCACGCGGCCGTCAGGCACCTGGCGGAGGGGGTCAGGGAATACGTGGAGACCGTTCTGCCCAAGCAGATCGGCGAAGACCTGAAGGTCTCGGATTTGGTGGGCGGGGTGTTTGTGGACTTGGGCGGTCGGATGGAACGCCTCATATCGTCCAAACCGGACGGCGAGGCCGGGTGGAGGACGGTGCTGGACAGGCTGGACAAGACGTCCGACTTCCTGAAGGACCTGACGGCGTGGGTCGTGGAGACGTCGGCGGCGACCCCTTCCGACAAAGACCCCGACGCGGGCAAGTTCACGGCGTTCAGGGAAGCGCTGTGGGGCGTTTTGCTGGGGGCCACGAACGCCCCCATGGTGGACCACGAAGGGCGTCTGGACTTTGACGTGGCTTACGACGACGCCGGCTTTACGATTCGGCGGGGCGGGGACAGCCACCGGGTCGACTTCGACTGGAAGTCCGCCGCCCTGGAGGCGGGGGAAACGGCCGCGCCGGACTACGGCGAAAAGCTGAGGGACGGCCTGGCCAAGGCGCTCGTCGCCGTCACGGGCTTCACGCTCCGAACCGGGATCAACCCGACCACGCTGCCGTCCATAGGCGGCTTCGGGACAAAGTACGCCGCCATGGACGCCGACCGCTCCTCCCGGACGGGCCTGTTTTCGCTCGTCCTCGGCCTGACGCGGACGGCCATGGAGGGAAGGGACAGGATAGACGGCTCGCGATCTTTCACCTTCGCCAGGCCGGACGCCGAACTGATGCCGAAGTTTGCCGTCGAAGAGCCGAGGGAAGTGCCCAAAGTGGTCGCGGAGGGCTTCTCGTCAGAGGACTCGGCGTACGTGGATCCGCCGGACCCTTTGGACGCCATGCTGGACAGAACTTCTGGTGCGGCGAAGACGGCGACCGCCGAAAAGCCCGCTCCCATGGAGGGTACCGCAGCCCGGACGGAGCACGATGCAGTTGTGGATCGGGCCGTGTCCTTTGTGAAGAGAGTCGCGGGCGATAGGGTTACGTCGGAAAGAGACCCGGGGTGGAAGGCGGTGTCAGACCTCGGACGGATGTGGTACCCGTTTCAAGAAGAAATATCCGCCAGGCGAAAGGCGGCCGAAAAGGCCGCCTCAGAGGCGAAACTGGCACTGGAAGAGGCGTTGACCGCTTACAGCCGACGGACCGGAAAGTATGTGTTTGTGGAATCGTACCCAACGGAGCTTGCTCCATGGGTGATGGAGGCCGTCAGAACACGTGCGGAGTTGTGGGTATGGGAGGAGGCGCGGGCCACCGCCGTCGAACTCGCCCGTTTTGATCTTTTTTCCGTCAGGGGGCTTATTGTGGAGGGCGATGCGGGAGCCATATCCTCAGCTTTGCGTGCCCTTGAAGCAGCGCACGAACGCCCACCCCAGTCCGCGACAGAGGTGGAGGAAGTTATCAGAAAACGGCACGCGGACGGTTCCTTTTACGACTACATGTCCGATAGGGAGCGGACTACTTTGGTCAATGCCGGTCTCTTGAAAAGCCCTGCCCCCGCCACAACCGTCCCAACCCCCGCCACCACGGGTGCGGTCGGGACACTGTTCTCTTCCGCCGAAGCCCCTGCGGAAGGCGATTTCGGACCGGCCGACATGGCTCCGCCCCCGGTTGCAGGAATAACGTACGAAGTCAAGAACCCTCTGACGGGCGCGACGGAAACCAAGACCTTGGACGCCATCCCCGGATTCGTCCAGGGCCTGACGAACTATCTGGCAAGAAAGTTCCACTCGGTGGTGCCGCACCTTGTACCGACTGCCGCCGGTTCTACTGCGGAAGTCCGAAAGCTGCTGTCCGACCTCATGTTTGAGTTGGGCGAGGGACCGGAGGACCGCCGCCTGGCTGACGAATACGGCCAAGAAGTTCTGACGCCGATCCGGGAGAAAAGGGCCGCCGCCCGGTCAGGTACGGCGGAGTACGACCGCCTGCTGGAGCTGGAGACCGCCCACCAGGCCGTGATCGACGTCCTGAGGAACGCCCAGCCCGGCAACGACGCTTTCGCCGCCGTGATGAGAGAGCCCTGGTGGGAGATGCTGGCCGACGAAATGGAGAGGCTTCACGAGGCTGAGGAGCTGCTGGACGACCAGTTGGCGGAAAGAAGCGACGGCTCGGAGGACCCGGCGGAGAAAGACGGGGAGGCGCCGCCCGAACTGCGCGGCGATCCCCAATGGTCCTCCCCGGAAAAGAAAAAGCTGTTCCAGAAGGCGCGGGCTGTGCTGAATGCGGCGTTCAGGGACACGTGGGTGATGCGGAGAAACGAGCGGGGCGCGTGGGAGGAGGTGCAGGACAGAAACGGTTTCCCCGTTTCCGTTCCGTGGACGTCGGTGGTGGCGGCCGTCGCCCAGAAAATGAACGCGCCGGACACCCGCCACGAGTGGGAGACGGCTTTGGCGGAAAACGCAGGCCCCAAGACGCCCGCATTGGCCATCCTGAAGAACCTGTACGACAGGCTGATGGAGTCCCCGTCGGAGAAGGACAGGCTGCTGGCCTCCCTGCTGTACACGCAGACCTCCCTCGTCCCCGTCCAGTACGTCCAGGTTTCGATGCCGTCGGACCTGCACAAGGCCACCAAATCCTTCTCCGCCAACAGGGGCGGAAACTGGCTGACGAGGTTCTTTTCCTGGAAAACGTCCGTCGACAAGCAGAAGGACGACGACCTTTCTTCCCAGCGGTTCGCCAACCGCGTCGCCCTGTCCGTCCGTCTGGCCGCGTCGGGCTTCACGGAAAGGGCCGCCGAGACGCTGAACCGCCTCAATCTGCTGGTCAATACGGAAGACTCCGTCCCCCAGGCGTCCGACGAGGAAATCCGCAAGACGGCCGTCATGGTGGAGGATCTGTACCGGGAGTACTACGGAATCGAGCTGGGCGCCGACGCCGTCGAGACCCTGCTCCGGGAAGGGCACAGGACGACGCTCGACTTTCACGCCGAAGGCAAACCGGAGGCGGGGTCGGGGCACAGGTTTTACAAGTTCGCGGACTTCATGCCCAACCGGACGGGCGGCAACAGCCCGTCCCAGATGGCCGGGCACCTGGTCATGGAGGTGCAGCGCATGACGGGGTACGTCCAGAAGCTGTCCGACCCCGACGTCTTCGTCAGCAAAGGTCTGGAAGAGGTTGGGACGTGGGCGAGCGTGCAGGCGTTTCTGGGCGAACTGTCCGGCTTCGAGTCCAAGAAGGGGTACCAGCCCATCGCCAGGATCGGGGTCAAGACCATCAACGCCATGATGGACAGGTTCTACCTGCACACCAGAACCAAACGCGCGGCCCAGGACAAAGGCAAAATGTCGCCCATGAGGACGACGATGGACCGGATGAAAGGGCGGGAGCGCGACAACACCAAGGTCTTGGAGACCTTTTCCAAACTGTACGGGGCGATGTCGTCCAACCCGCAGAAGGACGAGAACCAGACCGCCCACATGACGCCGAGGGAGGAGCTGACGATGCGGTTCGACCAGCTGTTCCAGCGGATGTGGACGGTCGGCGGGAGGCTGACTTCCCACTACATGACGCCGGCCGCGTCCGACAGCGGGGCCGTGTTCCTCCTTCAGGGAAGGTTCTACGGCACCATGAAGCCGAAGGGCGACGGCAAACGGAAGACGAAGGGGGTGCTGGAGGCGCTCCAAGAGCAGGCGCTGTCCGAACTGGACCGCATCCTCGCCGCCGGCCAGGTCGCCAAAGAGTCGGCCGAGTCGGGTTCGGTCGGTCTGAACCTGAAGGGTTTCGACGCCGATGTCGAGTCCGACAAGGCAGTTCGGAGGAGCATGGGCCAGGTGTTCGTGACGTTCGGCTTCCTCAACTCGCACCCGAAGCTGGCTCCGTTTATGACGAACGGGTTCCTCGACCCGGCCAAGATGGGCGTGGCGACGCCGGAGGAGGACGCGGCGGCCCTGGAGGCGGCGGGAGAAGACCCGCTGGCCGCCGTGGAAGCGTTGCGGGGGACTTTGACGGGCGCGGTCAGGGAAGCCGTTGAGGAGCACTTTGCGTCGGCGGACCGGGCCAGGTACGTTTTGGACGGAATGGTGGCGGCGGGGCTGATGCAGGTGGACAAGTCGGGAAATTACAGGCTCCGCAAAACCTTCCCGAAAATCAACATGTACGACCCGTCCAACGACAGGGAGTACACGGAGTTCCGGGACGCCTGGAACAAAATGTTCCCGGACAACGGGTTTCTCAAGGTAGAAGGAAACAGGATGACGGCCGTGAAGGTTACGGATCTCGGCGCAGGCAAAAAGTCCTTCACGGAGACGGAAATCCCGCCGGAGGAGAACGCGCTGCTGCTCTGGTACCTGAACGACTTGGCGAATCAGGTCGACTTCCAGGAGAGGTACGCCGATCCGGCGGCCTTCGCCAAGCCCGACAAGGGCACTTACGTGGCCGACGCGGCGTCGTCACTCCGCAAGACGTTCGCCAACTACTTCAAACGCCTCAAGGGACTCGTCACGCCGGTGAAGATCGGCGCGTGGGGAAACAAAAAGCTGGTTCGGATCGCCGTGCTGGCGGACGAGGAGGTCGACTACGACCGCGTGACGTACACGGACGCCCTTGGCGTGCAGAAAATGCAGCTGCTGCCTACGGAGCAGGCGGTTGCGCTGGAGAAGCAGCTTACGGCCCTAAAAGCGGCCGGCGTTGAAGGAATCCAGGTTAAGCGCGAACGCCACGGGAAAGTCAACCGGACCGACGCGCAGGCGTACAACACGCCGCTGTCGTACTACTCCAACCTGGTGGCGGCGGGCGAACTGACGGCCGGCAGGGCGTTCGGGATGTCCATGGACGACTTCCGGGCGGCGATCGCAGAGGAACGCCGGAACGGGACGCTGGTGGGCGGGCACACGCCGCTCATCGACCCGAGGACGGGCCTCGTCTCCACGGACGACGCCGTGCTGGCGCGGGCCTTCGGCGACAACGCGAAGGACGTCAAAGCCAGCCTGTGGTACCAGATGCACAGCCCCGTGCTGGAGGACGGCACCCACCCGGCGCAGGACGAGGCGGTCAGCCTCAAAACGGCCGCCTTCGGCCCGGACGCGGGCGTGTCCCTGTACGCCTCGGACAAGGCGGAGAGGGATCGGATCGTCTACCTCAAGTGCTCGGAAACCCCCCTTCTTCCCGCCTTCCTCCCCCCGACGTCCGACGAGGCGGGCACCCCCATTCCCAACCGGTACGTGTCGCACCTCGTGCGCATGTACGACGACGACGTGGACGTCCTCGCCCACACCAGCGCCGTCAAGGCGGGGGAAAGGTTTGACCAGCAGGTTTCGGAGGCGGATCCCAAATGGGGGCCGGAGAAGGTGCTGGAGCTGGACATCCGCCACTACGGCATCCAGATGCGCACGCGCACGAAGCGCAAAAAGCAGATTTCCATGGGTACGCAGCTCATGGACCTCATGCGGCTGAACGCCTCCTCCGAAGGGGTCAAGACGGCTTTGGAGGAGTACAGGAACCTGTACGTCCAGCTGGCGGCGAACGGGCACGTCAGGTGGATGCGGGAATGGGGCCTAGACCCCGACACGGCGGTCGTCGCCGACCCCGTCCTGTTTGAGAAACGGCGGAACGATTTGGCCCGCCGGGCGTACAAGGAGGGCCGCATTTCCAGGAACACCTACTCGGCCGTCCTCAACGGCGGGCTGGACGTGAGGTACCTTCCGGCGGACTTCGGCTCCGTTATGGCAGCCGAGTACGACAAAATGGCAGTCCAGCCCAAGCTGCCGGGGACGGGGCTGGTGCAGATTTCCGACAAGCTGTACGAAGGGTACCCCGGCGCGGAAAACCTGCAAGCCCCGGCCCTCGTCACCAACCCGGACGGGACGACGTACATGCAGCCTGGACAGGCTCTCGTCGGGTGGCCGTGGAGCCAGGAGCTTTGGATCAGGTACGGCAGCGACCCCGCTTTTCGGGCGGAAGTGGACGCGAAGTTCGGGCGTTCCGTCGCGTACCGTCTGCCGACGTCCGGCCTGAACTCCTCCACCTACGTCCAGATGGTCTTTCTGCCCCCTCAGGCCGGACAGGTCTGCGCCATGAACCCCGCCACGGTCGGCATTCTGGGCGCGGACTTCGACGTCGACAAGATTTGGATGTACTTCAGGGACCTGGAGGCGCACGTTTCCGGCCGCCTCGCCGCCGACCCTGACGCGCAGATAAAGGACGACATGTTCCTTGCCCTGGAGAAGACTTACGCCCAGGCGGACGCCGAACGGTTCAAAGCCATGACGACGCCCGTCTCCCCGGAGACCGTCCAGCAGCTGGCCGCAGCCGGCAAAGAGAAGTGGGACGACGCCACGTCGAACCCCAACGCCCAATGGAACGACATGTTCCAAATGGCAAACCAACGCCGAAACGCCTCCATCTCAAAAAGCATGGTCGGTCCCGCCACCATGTGGGTGAAGGTGCTGGCCAGGTTCGGGCGGGTCGGAGCGTACCTGCACGGGGAACTGCCGACCGTGCAAGGGCCTGGCGGCGTGTCCGAAACGACCGGTTTCAACCCACGGTACCAATCCAGAAAGTCGGACGTCTCGCTGACGGGAAGCAGGACGTTCGTCAAATTCACGGACGGCTCTTCGCCGGTTCCGGTGGTGGGGATGCAGGGAGGCGTTTTTGTCCCGGCGGACGATCCCCAGTCGCTGGAGTACGGCAAATTTCAGGAGGCTCCCAGAGGGAAGGGGGGTCCGAAACCGGAGGATACGCTGATCTCCCTTCAGAACTACATCCTGGACCTGTCGAAGACCTCCGACGCCGACGGTTTGGGCCTGAACCCCGACACAAACAACGTGGCCGGTCTGATGGGCGCGTTGGGTTACGACGCGAGCATCATCTTCGCGCTGCTGACCAATCCGGCCGTGCGGGCTTACGTGGAGTACAGGGCCCTCGCCCAAGACTCCATGGCGTCCACGTCCGCCTCAAAGGACCCGGCCAGGATTTTGGAGGGCGTCAGGCTGGTGGCCAAGGATCGCGGACAGACGTCCACCTTTTCGGCTGCAAAGGAAGACCTGTTCCGCAGGCTCGTCGACGAGGAGTACGACGAGGAAGCGGTCGGCAATCTGGCGAACTACAAAGGCGAGCTGTTCACCGTGACGGTGGACGCCAAAAAACTCGTGGAGAGGGGCAACACGGGTTTTGCGGCCAAAGACGACGACCTTGACGCGCTGGCGGCCTTCATCGCCTTGGACAGGCAGGCGCGTGACGTCGTCCGCCACAACAGCGAAACGAACCTGATCGCCCACGGCATGGACGGCGCGTTCGAGGACAGGGACACGTACATCCGGTCCATCCTGGAAGGCGCGTCCAATCCACAGGTCGCCAAGGTTTTGGCCGACGACTACACGAACGGCATGCACGCCAACTGGGAGGTGTTCCACAGGGTCGCTTCCATGCAGTCCGTGGACGCGCTCGCCCACCGCAGAGTGGCCATGGAGGCGGTAGGCAACGCTGGGCTGGGCTGGCTGGCGCGGGACCCCAAAATGGGGGGCCTGCTGAACCGGGTGATGCGGCGGAACCTGTGGCTCAGGATAGGCGGTTTGTCCGGCGGAACGGACCTCGACGTCCAGGCCGCCTTCGGCAGGCTCGCGTCGGAGCTGGACATGTTCCGCCACGACCCCCGTTTCTCGGCCTTCCTGGGGCTGTTCGACGTCAAAGGCCACACGCACAGGGAGGGCGCCTACATTCCGGTGCTGGAGTGGGCGGGCGGCCTCAACCTGAAACCGGAGGAGCGGGACGCGGCGGTGAGGGCCTTCGAATCGATGCTGGCGGACCCGCTGGCGGGTGGCTTTGCGCAGCGTCTCGTCTTTTACACGTACAGGTACCACGGTTCCGCCGGCGTCAACGGCAGCTGGTACGGCGTGGTTCCGTCCTCCCACATCCGCGCCGCGACCTTGGGCGTCGATCTGGCGGAGGAGGCGGACCTGGAAGGGCTTCGGTACTACGGATACAACTCCAGGGAAAGCGTTTTGGCCGAAACCGAGCACATGGCGGACGAGTGGACGGAGGCGCAGCGCATTTCCGCCGTCCTGGACAGGATGGAGACGGAGACCGACCCCGAAACGGGGGAACGGATTTTCACCCCAAATCTGGAGGCGCTGTCCCTGTTTTTCGACGAGGCGGGTCAGTGGATGGTTCAGCATTTTCCGACGTGGAAAGGCGGCACACCGCCGCCGTACACGAAAAGGGACGCCCTGGGCGTGGCCGTCAACCCGGACGGATCGTTCAAAGGACTCTACCGGGCGTCGTATGCGGGTACGGTCGCCGTCGGCGTCGCAGTGTACGAAAAAGCGCCCCCGCCCGTCGAGGTTGACGAACCCGTCACGTCCCGTCTGAACCGCGTGCTGGACGACCTCACCGGAAAAGAGGGAGTCGGTGCCGAGCTGGCCGCCGCCATGGGCAGGCTGTTCGACAGCCCGACGCGGGGAATCGGAAAAACCAAGGTCATCTACGTGGACGAGTACGGGGCCGGCAAGCACGGAGCCTACATCCCGTCCGCCAACGTCGTGCTGATCTACGAAAAGACGATCGCGGACGAGGTGAGGAAGCGGGGCGTACCGGAAGGTTCCACGGAGGAGGCGGAAATCGCCAAGTTCACGGCGGCCGTCGAGTTCGAGGAACTGGTCCATGCGGCAACCTACCTCCAGATACGGACGAACAAGGAGCTGGCCGACCGGTGGGACAAGTTGTACAAGGACGTCAAAGCCGCGTACGACGGTGCGGCGGAGACGGAGAAAGGCGGGCTTCGGGAAGCGGACTTCGCCAACCCCGACGAGCTGGCTGCCGCGTTTCTGAGGGCCTTGGCGGGAGACCCCCGGTCCGCCGGTCTGATGGACTTCTTGAACAAAGTCACGCACGAAACGGCAGGCAGGGAGCGACGAGGGCTGTTGGGCAACATGAAGGCGTTGTTCGTCAAGGCTTTCGAGAGGCTGCGGTCCGCTCTCGGCGCGGTGGATCCAAAAGCGGGAACCGCTTTGGAGGCGATGTACGACCTTGCGGCGGACACGCTCGCGTCCGTCCCCGTCGGGCGCCACGTCGTCAGGTCGGAGGGGATCAAAACGGAACCCTCCCAGTGGTCCGACTGGGTGTCGAAAATGGAAGACTACTACCGGACGGAACCTGGCCGGAAGTGGTGCTAAAGAAAAAAGGGGGCGTTTGGCCCCCTTTTTCGTTTCTCAGTGAAGAAATGTATACGTATGAAGTCGAGCTTGGTACGCCCCCTCCGGGGCTGCTACACGCAGGGTCTCCGTCGTGCGGACCGGCCGTACTCCAACCCCTCGTCAACTTCCCGCAGTCGTGTGGGGCGGACACGTAATACAGCGCACCGTCTGGTCTGCACCAACTCGGTCCGTGGCATCGGAATGTCGGTGTCACCCACCCGCACATCCCAGTCCGTAACCAACGGAGCCGGTAGCGGGCGCGTCTGTTGACGAATCTGGGCCGGAACAGGCTGAGCCGCACCCGGGGCCTTTTTGCGAAAAAGGTCATCGTTGGCGGGTTCGCGGATTACGGTTTGTGCTGCCCTGCGACGCCACGGGACACGCGGTCCCGGTCGCGCTTGGACAGGTGGTAGCCTGCTGCGCGGATCGCTCCAATGGTGTCCTTGTTCTCTTGGCTGGGGAACCGGCGGTTGAGTTCGCGCATCCGGTGCTCCAACATGGCCAGCACTTGGAGGTTGTCGAGGCCCTGTTGGATGGGTACGCCGTCAAAACGACCGTCCTTGTGGCAAAACACGACGTCATGCCAGCCCTGTGCGGTGGAGAATACCCTCTGGTTGGGCGAATCCTCAGTAAAACCGACGGTGGGGGCGAGTCCGTATCGGTGGGCGGAACGGGTGACGGAGGTGTCTTTGTTGTCCGGGAGGACGAGGATGATCGGTCCGGTGTCGGGGTAACACGGGGAGTCGACGGTGTAGGCTCCCGGCGCCAGCTCCTTCAGAAGGGTGGGGTAACTGTGGCGTTTGTTGGCTTCGCGGTCTTTGCGCCATTGCTCGCCGACGTTGACGGCTTTTCGCCACGCCTCTTTGACGTGCTCCAGCGGGTTGTCCTGCCACGAAGGCAACGGGTCGCCTTTGACGGACTTGTCGCCGACTGCGGCGCAATAGGCGTTGTAGACGACCTCCGTCTGGAGTTCGCCTTCTTCCGGTGAGTCGAAAGCCGGGAAACTGTTGTCGGACATGGGGATGGGTTAGGAGTAAGACCGGTAAAAGAAAAAACGAAAAAGTCTTTTGGCGGCGACGAACATCACCAGGTACAGGAGACGGATCGCATGGACAAGTCCGGTGACGGGGATTGCAATAGGATACAGCAGAACGGTACCAAGCAGTACTGCCCAGTACCACAGCTTTTCCTCCTGGTGCAGGTATCTGTCGTGCCACAGGAGAAACACGGTCAGGAAGGCGCCGATCGCGTAAACCAGCGCCAAGTGGAGAAAGTTGACTTCGACACTCATACCGGTTCCATGAGCAATTCAGGGGGTATGAGTCCCAAATCCATGTCACCGCCGGTACCTTCAATGGTGGTGGTGGGGAACAGCGTCTCTTTCTGTCGCGGCGTTTCCATGTAGAGGATTCTCTCTTTCAACATGGAAATCACGTCGCCCAGCTCTTTTTCCGTCATTTCGGCTCCGCACAGAGCGTCCTTGATGCCGTCCTCTATGTCAGACGTGTCGACGTCCTGTATTTCCACATCGACAAGGGAGTCGCACTTTTCGCATTCTGCGGTGCTGTGTACGATTACGGTGTCCGTGTCGATGGAAACGAGATCGGATCGGAGTTCGCGGAGGTTGACGTCTTTGATCTCCTCCAGACGGTACAGGACGTCCTTCAGAAAAGTCAGCGTGTCGGTCATTTGGGCGGGTAGAGGTAAAAGGTGGTGGGGGACTGTTCGAGGTACTGTTCGCACATGGCTTTGACTGTGCTCCAGTCGAGACCGCCCAGCCCGCAGCCGAGGGCTGGTACTTTGACGGCTTTGACACCAAACTCCACGCACTCTTTGATGAGGTCGCCTAGGATACCCCTCACCCACTCCAGCTTGGACGGGTTTCTCCAGTCCGCTTTCGTTGTGGCCAGGAAGAAGCGAAGGTTTGCGTCGGGGTCTCGAACCTGCAATTGGATGCGGCCCGCATCCAGCGGTAATAGCAGCCCAAGTTGAGCGGTGACTTTTGCGTGATCCGCGACGTTTTTGAATCGCACGGCGAAGTCTTTCGCGACACCTTTGCCGTACACAAGGCGATTGTTCACCGGGATCACGATGCCGTCCGCAGGCGGGTCGTCCGCCCACATGTCGGCGCCTGGGGCCATGTGTTTAACCATCCGACCCCCCTTCCGCATCATCTTTCGGGTGCCACAGCACTTCCTGGAGGCGTTTTTGAAGGTAGTCGTTCTTTTTCTCTGCGGCTTCGATAACGGTCTGCCGTTCATTCTCCTTGACGCGAAGCTGGAGCCTCAGATCCAACACTTCGTCTCTGAGCGACTCGGTGATCCTGGCCGCCTTTTTTTCCACGGATTCGTTGTAAATGTGTGCAATACCGCACAGAGGTATTGCAGCGGGCCACGTGAGGACGAGGAACAGCCGCCCTAAATAGTCGAAGTACTCGACTTGGCGACCGCCGTCAAGCAATCTGACGATAGCTATGACAAGACCGGCGGCGACGCCCATACTGTACACGATAAGGAATAAACCGAGAAAGGTCAGTTCGTATGGGGGGCCGTCGCCAGGGAACGGCACCGACCAGTCGATTGTGATGAAGCGTTTCACTTGGAGGTCTTCGGTTGGACTGGGCGGACGTCGATGTACTTTCTGGTCAGGCACTCCACAACCCCGTACGGGGCGAGAAGGTCCTGGTTTTTCTCCAAGACCGACTGGACCGCCGCCGTGTCGAAGTCCATTTTGACCAGATGGGCGTATTCCGGGTCTTTGAGCAATTTTTCCAGTATGCGTTTTTTGTCGCCGTTGACCACGACGGTGGCCCTGGAAGCGGTCCACTTCACGGTGGCGAAACCAAGGTCCTGCTTCTCGTTGAACTCGTCTCCGCACAGAAAAGCGTAGGCTTCCATGCGCAGTTTCGCGTCTTCGGACGCCTTTTCCAACTGGTCTTCGGCCGCCCGAAGCTGGAGGCGGAGACGGGCGTCGGCCTCGAACTCGGCGCGTCCGTAGGAGGACTCCTGTTGAAAGGAGTTGGTTACGGGTGTGTCGGACGGCGGGAGGTCCGCTCCAATGTAACGCGCTGGACGCGGTGTGCTATGCGGCGCATCAGGCGCCATTTGAGGGTTCGGCATGGGTGTCGGAATGGTTTTTATTTTCTCTTTTTTCGAAGCGAGTCTTCGATTCGCCTCCATGCCTCTATCGCCTTGTCAACGACCCAAAGAAGGCACCAGACGACCAGGAACAGGAGAATGATCGAAAGGAACACGGCCAGAATGACCATGTCCACGTAGTCCCGAAGGAGAATGACGGTATCGTAAGCGAGCATAGGGGGTTGTAGGATTGAGGTGTTAGGCGTTTCTGTTGAAAAAGCTGTTCAGAAGTTTGTCCACCTCCTTTGCCGCCTCCCGTTTCACAAAATCCACCCCCGCGCCAAGCGTTTTGTGTTTGGTGAAAGTGTCGGACGTGTAGGACAGCCACGGGCAGCGTTTGCTGTACGTTTTATGCAGAGACAGGTATCCGCCGTCCCTGGATGGGGGTACCCGCCCGACTTCCTGAGAACCGCACATGACGGTGGTCTCGTTGCCGCACTCGACTGTCCAAAATTTGGGTCTTTTAGCGCGTTTGTGGGTGGAGGATCGTTTCACGGTTGTCGTACTTGATACTGTCAATAAAAATTGGGCGGCTTAGTCCACTTAGCCTACCTGTCTGTGCCTAGACAAGCAGGGCAGGATACGATCCTGCATCTCCCTTGTGATTGTCCGGGCGGACGGCTTCGAACCGCCGGTTATGGGCGACTTGCCCGCCTCCCGCCAGTGGGAACACCCGGATCGCGTTTAGAGTCTGTCGCTAGTGGCCCCGGCAGGACTTGAACCTGCGACTCGCGGATTAAAAATCCGCTGCTCTACCAAGCTGAGCTACGGAACCGATTCCGGCGTTTTCGGTCCGTGCGCAAAGCGCCGGACGCGCAGGCCGCCGGGGCCTGGAAGTCGGTGCCCCGACCTGGTGGAAGAGGGAGGATTCGAACCTCCGTACTCCGAAGAGACCTGATTTATAGTCAGGCAGCCGTTGACCGCTTGGCTACGCTTCCAAATCCCGGACTTGCGTCCGGGCCTCTCTATTTGTCGATACGCGCCGGGAGCAGGCCGCGTGCCTCCTAGGAAGGCAGCCCCATGTTTTTCGTCATCGGGACTAGTGACACCATAAAACGGCTTTACCTAGACAAGCCGAGTTCCTGCTTTCCGTCAGGCCGGTTTCAGCACTCGACTTTCGGAATTTACATCCCAAAAGCTGCTGCCTAAGCAAGGTTTGTCGCCAAACCTCCAAGGCCCCTTGGCTCGGTCCTCCAAAGCGACGGGTGTGTAGGCTTCACCCGACGAAACGCCATCGATGTTGCGGTGGGCGGACTCGAACCGCCGACTAGTGTTTTCGGGACCCCTGCTCTACCACTGAGCTACACCGCAAAATGAAACAGCCCTGGGCAGGATTCGAACCCGCGACTTGCGGGGCTTCTCCCGCACGTGTTGTACCGCTAACACCACCACGGCTGTACTTTGCACCGCCGACGGGAATCGAACCCGCAACCTAGCCTACCCCGACCATACGATCGGATCAGCCAGCTCTACCGGTTGAGCTACGGCAGTGTTCCATGAAACAGGTGTGCTTTTAAGCCTACGTGCCTGCTTCAAAGGACACGACAAAGGTAGAAACTTTTTGTAGAACGCGCAAGCGTTTTCGAAAAAAAAACGCACCCCGTTTTGGAGGTGCGTCAGAGTCAGTACAGAGTTGCGTTACCGTTGAAGCCTAATGTCGATGCGGTGCGAATATAGGGTAAATTCGCCCACTATGAGCGCCACGTGCACAATCACCCCTTTGGTGGACACCAAGGAGGGCAAAAGGGAAAGCGTCCTGTTCAAAAGCATGGCGGGGGAGCTGGGCAGACCGGACGCCCAGGCTTTGTACGAAACGCTGTACTCGCCGAAGTTTCTTCGCACGTTCGGCAACTGGACGCGCCGCGACGAACGGCACAAATCGAGTTTCAGCCTGGACGCGGAGGGGGTGGAGCCGGACTGGGAGTCGGTCAAGCGCATGATCGAGAAGGACCGGGGCGTCTTTTCCAAGGCGGCCGTCAAGGACTTCGCCAACGTATACAGGACGGAGGACATGGAGAACGTGCTGGACGCGGCAGTCAGGGCGGCGAAGAAGGGCGGGGTCCTCAAGGAGGACGGTACGTTCGTCTCCATGACGAAGAAAGAGGCGGACAAAGCCGTCCTGCGCACCAGCCGGGAGATTGAGGCCATGGAGAAGACGGACGGCGGTCCTCCGAGGGGGTTGTTGACGCCGGTCAGGATCGCCGAACTGGACCTGAAGACAGGCAAACCGACGGGGCGGCACAACGTGGCCGTCATGGACGCCAGGCTGTCCAACTTTGACGTTTTCGGCGTCAGCGAGCGCTTTACGGGCGACGCCAAAACGCTGGCCGACTCCCTGAACGACACCGCCAAAGCCCTCCGTACGCTTCTGGACGCACCGGGCGCAAAGTCCCCCGACATTTACGAGCAGCTGAAGGTCGTGGAGAACGCCGCCATGCGCCTGCGGAGCGAGGAAAACCTGAGGGCGGGCCTCGCCATCGCCAAAAGCGGGAGCACGTTCGACCGGGCGATCACCGCCATCAAAACGCGGTTGGCCAGCCCGTCTTTGACGGACCAGTCCACGAGGAGCGAGCTGATGCGGTCTTTCAGGGAACTGGTGGACCTGTACCTGGTGGCGGCGGACGAACGCTTCTATCCTGGCCTGACGTCCGGGAACAGGGACCAGTTGGCCGTTTTGAACGCCAGCGCAAAAGCAGTCCTGGCGGACTTCAGAAAACAGGTGCGGACGGAGACGTTTTTTGCGCTCAACCAGAGGCTTCCGACGCCTGCGGAGATGAAGGAGTTCGACGCGCAGGCCGACAGCCCATACCGCAACGTCGTTCCGCAGCTGTCCTACATCGGCAACTGGCTCTCCTCGATGTTCACGGACGTCGGCATGAGCAAATCGCCCTACCTTCAGGCCGCTGCGGTGCGTCTCAACAAGGCTGTACTGGAGGCGTCGGACCAGTTCAAGCGATTCCAAGATGGGTTCAAGGCTGTCTCGGACGCCTACGTGGCCAAATTCGGCCGGAACTACAAAATAATGTTCCAGCAGGAGTTCGGCGACACCGGCGACTTTACCGGGTACATGGTCACAAAGTACAAGGCGACGCCGGAGACCGTCGTGTCCGGCATCCGAAACAGAACCTCGACCCCCTTTCTGAACGGAGGAAGCTGGTACGTCAGAGACCTGGCGGGCAAAGTGTACGACTCGAATTTCCAGCCCGTAACGGACCCCGCCGTCGTAGCCGATTCGGCGGTTCGCGTGGAGGAGTTTCGGCTGCTGAGCAACGACGAAAAACTGGTACGAAGCGAGGCCGCCCTGGCGTGGATGATGTATGGGGGGACGGACCCGAACTACCGCATCGTAGACCCGCCGCCCGGTCTGACGGGAACGGACAAGACGCTGGACGGCGCTTTCAAGAAAGCCGACAACTACCGGGAGGAGTATATCCTTATTCTGACCTTTGAGGGTCCTCTTGCGGCCGCCCAGTTCGAGGAGAACCATTCCGTGGACGTGTACAAAGGGCTGGTGACGACGCTGCTGACGTCGACGGACGACGCCGTAAGGCTTCGAGCCGCCAAGAGGCTTTCCAAATGGAAGGGGGGCGAGTACATCGAGTACGCCCTGAGCGACCGCCACGTCGACCCGAAATGGGCGGCCGTTCAGGCGGACCCCGTTGCCAAGGAGTACTACGAGTTTGCCTACGACAACCTTCGGCGCTTCAGGAACCTGTACCCCACCCTGTTCAGGTACGACGGTACAAAGTTGGGCGAGGGGTACATCCCCGAAATGCAGTCCACCATGCGGGAGGAAATGGTCAAGTCGAAGCAGGAAAGGGGGTTGTGGAAGGCATTTGCGGAGACCGTCGGCGGCAGGACCGCCTCTCTTTTGATGTCCGACTTCAAAGACATGAGGAAGGCCGAAGTGGAAGACCCGGTGACGGGGGAGAGCCGGAGGAAGGTGCCCATCTACATGCAGACGGGGAAGAAGGACAAGACGGACATGGACACCGACCTGTCCCAGGCTTTGGAGACGTTCGCGGCGCATTCTTTTCTGTTTCGGGCGAAGACGGCCGCGCAGTCGGACTTGATTATGTTCGAGGAGGCCGTCAACGCCCAGCGCCAAAAGGACGCCGCCGGGAACCTGCTGCCGGAGAGCGAGTCCTTTTTGCTGGAGAAGCAGAAGCTCCAGCACGAAATACGGTCGAGGATGGGCGACAACCCCGTCGACCGCACTCCAGGGAGGCTGCTCAACAGACGTTTTATGACGCCGGACCAGGTCAAACTGGCCGACGAACTGGAGGGGCGCGTTGCGGAACTGGACGGACTTCTCGCCCAAGAGCAGAGGGACGAGGCGCGTGTGCTTCTCCAAAGACAGAAAGCCGACGCGGAACGCGAACTGTCCCAGTTGGGCCGCCATTTCGACTGGGTCAAGCCGCTGGACCAGCTGATCGAATACACGCGGCTCAAGGCTCTTGTGGGCAACGTACCGATGGCCGTGTCGGACTGGCTGATCGGCGCCTACGGTTTGATCGTCAACGGGGTGGCCGGCCAGGATTTTACCTTGATCGACGCGCTCAAGGGTCTGGTTTGGGGTACGAGGGTCGGGTTGTACGAGATGGGCAACCGGGAGCAGCGCAAGTACGGCTTCCTGATGACCCGCCTCGGCATTGAAAAGGATCCCCTGTCTGCGGCCAGGTACGGAAGGGCGGGCGTGACTGCCCCGTGGTTTTCCAGGAACTTCAACAAGAATACGCTGTACCTGCTGCAAAGGGGGTCTCAGATGGCAGTCGCTTCCGCAAGCGTGTACGCGCACCTGAAGTCGCTGAAAGTGTCCGTACCTGGTCCTGGAGGAACGACAGTGGAGGTGTCTCTGTGGGACGCTTATGACGCCGACGGCAAATGGATGTACGACAAGGACGGCGTCCCCGACCCGCTGGCCATGTACATAGTGGTGGACGGCGTACAGACCGTCAACCCGTTTTTGACCCAAGTGGCCGAGCGCATCCACAAGGACAACCTGTACATGTTCGGCAACTTGGACCACAGAAGCCCGACCCGCATCCGCAGGACGGTCGGCGGGCGCATGTTTTTCCTGTTCCGGTCTTGGATCGCGTCCACCATGCTGGCCAGGTTCGGCGGCGAGAAAATGGACTACCAGATGGGAAGGAAAGTCAAGGGGCGGTACATTACGCTGTGGGACTGGGTGTCGAGCGGGAAGGCGTTCCGTACGGACGGCAGGTCGGGGTGGACGCCCGGCGCCTTGGCCCAGAACCTGTTCTACATCGTGTCGTCCAAATCCAACATGTCCAAGACGGGCATGAGCGAGGTGGACTACTACAATATGCGCCGCAACATCGCGGACCTGCTGATGATGTCCATCCTGTACGGCGCTGTAACGGCCCTAAGCGGCCTCGAATACGAGGAGGAGGAAGAAGAGGGTCAGGTCGCTAAAGTGGCTGCCCTGAACCAGCTGGCGCGTCTTCAGGCGGACGTGCTGTATTATACGCCGCTGTCTTTCGTGGCCGACGACGGCAGAGGGAAGGGGTACAAGACGTTTACTGATGCGGCGCTGTCGCAGGCGCACGTCGTCCGAAGCGGAATGCAGATCATGGACCTGGTGTCGGACGGTTCCAAACTTGCGCTCGGCAAGGAGGGTCTTGGCTGGTACACGTTCCACGAGGGCAAAGAGCGGGCGGACGGAACCAGGCGCGAATGGAGCGACACCTATCAGGGCAAGTCTCGGACGGCGGAGGCGTTGAAGAAAACCGTCCCGATCGTCAGCGGCATCAACCAGACGCTCAAGATTGCCCAGCCTCGCAGTCCTGGATCGCGCAAAAAAAGCGAGGATTCGCCCGAATAAAAAAAGCCCCGGAGGCGATTGCTCGCACATCCGGGGCCATTGTGTTTCTGCACACTTTAGATTGGTACGCAAACGACTTCCATGGAGAACACGGCGTTTTCCAGAATTTCGCATAGTGTTTTTCCCCGCAAGTGGTGCTTGTATCCGTAGAGGGACGTCAAGTACTTGCGCGGATAGATTGCGGGGTCTTTTTCTTCAGGGTCGTACAACCAACGGCAGACCCAAACAGGTTCGCCTTTGTTGAGGTTCAGGTATTGGTTGAGCACGTCTTCTTTTGCGTATGGTACGGATTCGTCGACGAGTTCTTCGCCAAGAGATCCTTCGTCCATGGCTCCGTTGTGCACTTCGCACCAATCAAGGGCGTTGTCAAAGGAGTAGACAACCAGCTTGGGCTGTTTTTTTTCTGTGTCGTTCGTAGGCATTTTTTGCTTTTTGGAGGACGTATGCCGTTCTGTCGTGTTGTTTTTGGTGAAATGCAACGATCGCTTCCCACGTTTCTTCGTCGGCTTCACCTATTTTTACAAGCATGTCGCTTCTTTCTCCGTGCAGACAACCCGGCGTATCCGCTTTTTTGAGTTCATCGAGTCCGTGTGCAGCTATGTACACACTGATGTGCGAGTACGCATAGTCGGAGTAGTGTCCGCAGTATCCCACGATGATGATCGGCGGGTAGTGCTTCAGTTTGTGCTCCGGTTTGCTGCTCCAGCGACAGAGGTCCCCGGCTTGGAACATATAGTCCCAGCATCCGTTATCTGCCAAACTGTATCCAGGCGGTACGTATTCTTCCGGTTCAGTTTTCGTCTTCATCGTCGTAGGATTTGTCCGTGTCAAGAAATTCGCCGGCCTCTACGTCCAGCACATCGCTTGTTATGTAACCGTACACGTTTCGCACAATTCGAATGCTTTTTTCGCCATTTTCATTCCTTTGATGAGGTTGGCGGTTTCGTTTGAGCCCCACTCAAAGTTGTCTTCGATTTCGTTGTTGTATCCTTGTTGCAGGATTTTGTTCATGTGGCGCCGTTCGTAGAACGGCCGGTACTCGCTTTCGATTTCCCAGGCGTTTTCCTGCGGATCGTAGCTCCCTTTGCAGCCGTAGGCGTTTTTGACGACGTGGAGCAGGTCGGCTACGTTTAAGTGGAGGATGGTCGCTTCTTCTAGGCGTTTAATCGCAACCAATTTTTCAAACGCCGAGTCTGCGAGGTTTTCCAACCATCTTTGGTAGGCTTGTCGGAATGTGTCGTCGTTTTCGAAGTATTGGTCGCCATTGTATTCCAGATGGATGGCGGTTTTTCCGATTTTCAAACGTTTGCGTTTTTGTCGGCGGCTTGGTCTGACGGCTTCCCGATTTTCTCGGATGCAGCGCCAAACGCATCCTTCCGCCCAATCTGGGCAGATTTCTTCGATTTCTTTGGCGGTCAGTTGGCGCATCCGGTTGGACAGGTCTTTGTAGCTGAGGGTGCCTTCGCGGTGGTTGTTGCGGCCTAATTGACCCACGTAGGTTCCTGGAGTGTTGTAGGCGTCGTTGAACACGATGATGTCCACCGGGTAGGGACTGTCGCACAATTCCGGTCCAAATACGATTCGCTCGTCGGCCGTGACTTTTTCCTTCAGCCAGTGGTAGGCGTACACTTTGTACTTGCCGACTTGTTCAAGCTTTGCCTGGAGGCGTCGGATGGCGTGCCGGATGGGGCGTACCCATTTTCCGCTTGTCGAGAGTTGGATGACTCGGGAACGCACCAGTCGGTCGATGTTCCCTTTTTCGCACAGTTCGTTTGCTTCTTTGACGACCCAGTCGTAGCTTTTGACGGCCGCTTCGTGGTGTTCCAGTTTGTAGGTCAGCGAGTCGATTTGTGCTTGGATCAAACGTTTCCGTTCGATGGCGGCCGGGTCTTTGTCGGAGATGTCGACGATGTAGGCGTATTCAAGAGACTTTTTCATGTTCTGGAGGTGCGGCTTGTATTCGGAAAGCCGTTCCGGCGACGTCTTCAAATTTGTAAGGCGTCGGTTCGCATAGTGTATACCTGAGGACGGAGTAGGCTTGGCGGTTTGGGTAGTCGACTTTTGACATGATTTCCAACGCCAGTGCGCGTGACTGTATCCGAAGCTCTTTGCAGTAGTCCGCGATTTTGGCGGTTTTTTCGCTTAGCGGGCTTTGACTGAAGAATAGCCATCTATCCCCGTTAAACGCCACCATAACGCTGGCGTATTTTGATCCGGGAGGTATTTTGGCGTAATCTCCGATCAGCCGTGCCCATCTGTTTTCGGATTTGCAGCTGATGCTGAGTCCGAGCGGCTTGTCGGGTCGTTTTCGTGGCGGTTGTTCAAGTTTCGCCGGTTGCAGGTCCATACCGCAAAGGTACGGTGTAGATTTTTCTTTTAGACGTTGAGGGCCTCTTTCATCTCCTCGATTTGTTTTTCCAGTCTTTCGATTTCGTCGATGAACTCTTGTTTTGTGGAGTCAAGGATGTCTTCCAATCGGTTTTCGACGTAGACTTCCCATGCTTTGTCCAGGGTTTTGATGTTTTCCTGCACGATCAACTGGAGACTTTTGTACTCCATCAGAATTTTGATTGTTGTGTGCAGCGTGTCGAGGCTGTTTTCCAGTTCCTCCTCGCTCCAAGGCCAGTCTTCAGCGTCCGGGTCGGCCAGGTCGCATGTTGACGATTTTAGGTAATTGTCCAGTTGACCGTCGTCGAATACGATCCAGCCATTGGAACGGCCAGTCAATTCGAATCTTCCTTTTGTGAAGTGGCGGACGTAACTATTTTTTGGCATGATGGACGCCAACCACTCCAATTCGCCTTCAATGAATCTTTCCCATTCTGCGTCGTGCTGAAGTTCCGTGTCGAGGTTGTCAATGAGGCGCCGACCGTACCTTTCGACGGCCCATTCCGTTGTGCTTGCGATTTCGTGCAGGGGCCTGGGGTGGCAGTGGTGGAGTTTTGCGTAGATCTTGGCGACGCCTTTTGTTCCGTAGTATTCAAAATCCGCTGCGCCTCTTTCGTCGAGGAGCCATACTGCCAGGGATGCCATTGTCTCGATGGCTTCTTTTTTGTCCGCTTC